GTATTATATTAACGCGAGAATAACACATTCTTTTATGGAACACATTAACTGAATTCAAAAGGAGGATTTAAAAATGAGTACTAAAACATTATTAGAGGAAGAAATTCAGTCAGAGATCGAGGAGATTGGTAAATTAGAAGTTGGTTCAAATCAACACAAAGCAGCATCTGAAGCACTGGCAAAACTTCTTGATAAGTACAACGAACTTGAAAAAGTGGAGATTGAGTCTCAAGATAAGTATGACGATCGTGAAGCAGAACGAGAGCATCGTGAAGCAGAACTCGCACTTAAAGAGAAACAATTGAATCATGAGAAGAGAGATGCACTTATCAAGAACATATTGACTGGTGTGACATTTGTTGGCGGATGTGCGTTAACAATCTGGGGAACAAAAACGTCAATCAAATTCGAGGAGACTGGTAGCTTCACAACAATAATGGGTAGAGGATTCGTTCAGAAATTGCTTCCGAAGAAGTAAAGTCTGATGTGATTCAAAATGGAGGGTCTAAGTTAAAATAACTTGGGCTCTTCTTTTTATCCTGTACGCATCATTTTCATCTTCTATTATAGAAAGGAGGTATTAATTATGAAACGACGTGTAGTAAATAGAAAGATTCGTGAATTACTTGGAATTAGTGGAACAGAATTGGGTAAGCGAGTTGAAGTAACAAGACAAACTATAAGTGTATATGAAACTGGTAAAACAAAGACATATAGACCTTTAGAACGAGTTATCGAATGGGAGCTTGATTCTGCCATAGATGAGTGTACGGATTCGACTATTAAAGAACTTTGTGAACAATTAAAACTCAAACGAAATGAGCCCGAATAAGGGCTCTTTTCTTTTACTTTTTTCGCGAAAATTGCTAAACCTATTATGAGAGAAAGACTAGGGCGATCCGGTGACGGACAGCGTAAAACCTAGTGGGTTAGACTGTAAGTAGGACCTTACACTTTCTCTTTTCTTTTCGCGATTAAAACACGTTCTTTAATGAAAGGAAGAAGTAGCAGTAATGTGGTCTGGGAGAATGTCCCAGCAGCTGAGATGCTGACATATAGGAACTAAGACCGAGCGACTCTCGGGCAGGAAATGAACTGTATAAGACTACACTTTCTTTTTTTTCTCTCGCGTCAAAAACTTACCATCTTATAGAAAAATATTAAGGAGGTAACGAGAAATGATGAACAAAATTTATAACACATTTATAGTTTACAGCGAGGTATTATTGATTAAATGTATGATACGCGTTACAGAAAAGCACCGTAAAAAATTATGTGAATTCATATGCGTGCGACTTTATTTAATCGAATCGGAGGGGTTATTTAAGCCTCTCCTTTTCTTTTTCTAAAAATACCCCTATTTATTAATATGTGAGCTAAATTAAAGAATAGTTAAAGAAATTAAACAATAGTTAAAGTTATAAAATAATAGGAGGATAGAAGTGCGATATTTTTACGAGAAACCACAACACTATCGATCAATGTATGGCTCTATATACAAATGTGATCATCCTGTTTATAGCAAATGTACCTTATTTAAGATAGGAGATCGTGGGTTAGGTGTAATTCAACAACGATATGATTCAGCTACTAAACAAACCTGGTGGGGTGAAATTGATCCATGGCTTACCGACGAACTATATTTGCATACGAAATTTAAGCAGTTCTTTGACGAACGATCTGGTGCAAAAGAAAACAGCATCTACCCAACAGTCACAATTCGACAAATTATGTGGGCTTTAAAGATGAAACCAATACCGCGTGAACGATGGGAAACATGCTTTGATCGACGAGTCATCTGATTCGCTAAAATTACATGCTCTCTTATGAGAAGTGAAGGAGGTATAACTATGTTAACACCGAAAACAATAAGAATCGCAAAATTCGTTGTATCTGTTATCGGAGCGGGATTAACGCTCGTATCCAGAAGCAATACGGAGAAATTGTTAGATGAGAAAATTGCTAAGAAGGTGACAGAAGCGTTATCTAAGCACAATCAGTAAGAGGGTCCTTAGGGACTCTTTTATTTTTATAGAGAAATTAGGAATATCTGATTGTAAGAGAAGTATTTTCGCGATAAAAACACGCTCCTTTATGAGAAATCATAAGGAGGTAACTAAAATGTTAGACTTTTTAAAATTAAAATTATCTACAAAATTTATGAAAGGCATTGTAGCCAAAGTTATATCTAAGAAAATATACAAACAATTAGGATACAAAGTTGATATCCAATTGAACGATATTCAACTAGATATAGTCGATGGCGACGTGAAAATTCATATCGATGTAGACGGTAAAATGAATAAGACTGAGTTTAGTAGACTTATGGAGCAAATCGAGGAGGAGGCCTGATTAAGGGTCTCTTTCTTTTCTGTTTGTCAGCAATTCGCGAAATTTACAAAGGCTTTAATGAGAGAATAATATAAGCGAGCTACGAAGCTTGGGTTGTAGTAGGCAACATGAAAATGGGAAACAACCTATTCTCTTTTTCTTTTTGTAACTAAATAACTAATAAGGATGTGTCCTAAAATGAATGCGCGGCTATTTGCCAAACGTAATGCATCGACAGTATTAACTTGCTTAGGAGGAATTGGAGTAGTAGCGACATCTATTATGGCAGCAAAAGCAACACCAAAAGCTTTGAAACTTATTGAAGACGTTGAGCGTGAGAAAGGAGAGGAGTTAACTAAATGGGAGAAAGTAAAAGTAGCATCTCCAAAATATATTCCAGCGGTATTAGTTGGCGCCACAACAATGGCTTGTATTTTCGGAGCGAATGTTTTAAACAAACGTCAACAAGCATCACTAGCCAGTGCTTATGCGTTCCTGGATCAATCATACAAGAAATATCGTCGAAAAGTAGTAGAACTGTATGGTGAGGAAACACATAACGAAATTGTGAAGTCTATTGCAATTGAGGAAGCAAATGAAGTGTATATGCACGCTAGTAACTTTTGTACGGATTGTACACAATTCTTAGAAGAAGATTACAGTGAGCCTGTTCTATTTTATGACGAATACGGACATCGATATTTTGAAGCACCAATCGAACAGGTAATTCTATGTGAGTACCATTTGAATAGGAACTATACAATGCGAGGTTTTGCTTTATTAAATGAATTTTATGAGTTTTTAGGACTAGAGCAAACTGATCTAGGAGCAGAAGTCGGTTGGGTTATTGAAGACGATGGCTCCTATTGGATCGATTTCAATCACAAAAAAGTTACATTAGAAGACGGATTAGAGTGTTATATTATCGAGATGTTTATGGAACCATCTGTCGATTGGAAAGAATATTATTGGTAAATGAAAGGAGATTATTTATGTGGGAAGAAACTAGTTTGAATGAAACACAGACAACATTTGAAACTTTGAAACAGTATTATTGGGATCGAGATATCTTTTGTGAAACCATACAAAATGTAATGAATTACAATACATTACTCGACGCCTTTTGCTATGGAGAATTCAATCAAGGGCAGTATTTCGCTTGGTTCAAAGATGAAGATGAGTTTTACATTATTCACAAAACCAGTGGCGTAATAATTAACTGGTATAAACATCTCGGACGAACTAACACGTGTAATCGAGAAGGCATAACACTTGATAATTTACGAGAGTTCTTCGAGTTGTTCAAAGAAGACCTTTTAGATTGGGCGGAAAGTCATAATTATAAGTTGGACGAGTAAAGGAGTAAAATATGTCAGCGGATGAGAAGTTAAAAGAATTGGGATTTGAGTTGAAAGAAGTAATAGAAAACGGAGGTTATGCCGTATACGTAAATGAAGAAGATGACCAACGTGTAGAAATAAGTTTTGACGGTAATCGATGGATTATATATTCCGAGACATTGTCAGAACAACTAGATTACTACGGACATACGTATCGATCTCCTATTGGTATGACTTATGAGGAGTGCGAGGCGTTCCTAAATAAAATTGATGAATTAAAAGATGTGTGTGTTGACTAATTCGCGAAATTTACAAAGCCTATTATGAGAGAATAAGATCGACAACTGGAAACAGAACGATCATGTATGCAGTGAAATTCTGAGTACGTTCTCTCTTTTTTTCTGTTTGGACTTAGTTCCGTACGCAGGTGACATAAACACATGTTAAATTTATATCGCGAATGAAACAACGGCTTTTATGAGAATTAAGAAAGGAGACTTAAAACATGAAGAAAATCAAAGTAGACAAAAGAGTGGTCTTGACGGCATTGTCAGCTATATTTGGAGCAGGAGGATTTATTATAGATATCCTGTCACATAAAGATGACACTGAAGAGATTGCGCAGAGAGCAGCAGAGATTTTAGAAGAGAAACAGTCTGCTGATGAATAATCGAGATAAGAGAGATCTGACAAAAATGTTGGGTCTCTTTTATTTGTATAAAAAGTAACACGTTCATAAGAAAGGAGAACAATCATGAACAAACCAAATGTAAACAAGTATTTCAAAATGGCTACACGAGTAATTAAAAAACGTAGCCCAGAGATTCTAACAGGTCTCGGTATTGCGGGTATGGTTACTACAACCGTATTAGCAGTAAAAGCAACACCGAAAGCACTCACGCTCATTCAAGATGCTGAAATTGAAAAAGTGGACGAGCAGGTTAAAGAAGGAAAAAATCCTGACGAATTGGATAAAAAGCTTACTCCAGTCGAAGTCGTAAAAGTAGCATGGAAACCATATATTCCAGCAGTACTTCTCGGAACAGCATCAGCAGCTTGTTTGATCGGAGCTAACTCAGTACATGCTCGTAGACATGCTGCGTTATATTCTGCGTATAAATTATCTGAAACAGCTCTTACTGAGTATAAGGATAAGGTTAAAGAAATCGTGCCTGAGAAGAAGGTAAAAGAGATCAAGCAGAAATTGGCTGAGGATAAGGTGGATAAAGTTGCTAAATCCGACGACGGTAAAGAGCAAAAAGCGAAAGTCATTGTGTCTAGTGATGGAGATACGTGGTTCGTTGACCCGTTTACCAATGGATCATTCTTGTGTACTGAAACCAAGATAAGAGAAGCTATTGTTGATTTGAATTATCGTCTAATGGATGAAATGTTCGTATCGTTAAGCGATTTATACGATGAACTCGGTCTTGACCATACACAAAATAGTGATGATATTGGCTGGTGTATCGACGACGGTAAAATTGTTCCAGACTTCAGTGATGCCATCGTTAAAAATGGTAAGGCATATGTCGTAATGGATTTCTTAAGACGTCCTGAATACGGATATGACAATAAATCAAAACTATACGGTTAAAACAAACGCGAAAAAAACACATGCTGTTATGACAAATACAACAAAATTTATTATTTCAAGGAGGAATTAAAAATGAGTGAAACAACAAATGAAGTAATGGAGAACGAAGTAATGACAACTGAGGAACCTATGGATACTGAGGTATTAGATTACACAGAAGAATCTGAAGGGGGATCTGGAAAGGCATTAGCAGCAGTTTTAGCTGTTGGAGCAGGAGTAACTGCATTAGGAGTTGCAGCTTACAAAAAGCTTAAAGCTAAAAAGGATGAGAAGCCTAAAAAGAAAACCAAAAAGAAACTTATGTGGGTTGAAGTACCTGTAGAGGAAGAGGAACCTGAAGAAGACATTGTAGCGGAATCCGAAGCAACAGAAGTTGAGGAACCAGAAAAAGAAACTGAAAAGAAGTAAGTTTGGTATTGTCCAAAGGGAGACCTGAGTGAAAAACTCGGGTTTCTCTTTTTTGTTTTGTGCTTGAGAATAAAATAAAGAAAGGATTGAATCTATGCAGGATTACAACGATTACGAACCTTATCACAGATACGTATACGATGGACCGGTATTGGAGTTCGATAGATTAGTAGCGGACCATTGGAAGGGAGAGACGATGGCTCCAACTGCTAGAAAAGCAAAGAGCAATCTCTCCTATCAATATAAGAAACAAAACAATCGTAATGCCAGAACGAAAGTAACCTTGCCTGGTGAAATCAAAATAGTGAATTAGAAGGAGGCACCTGATGGCGGAGTACAAGTCAAACTCTCATAAGAGTAAAGCAGAGGGAGCAGAAATCGCAACCACAGAAGAAAAGAGAGCTACCAAGGTGGTAAGCGGTAAAGTAAAAACAAAAGAAAACAACGGACGTAAATTCGCAGGTCTGTTTGTATCAGAAGATGCAGCGAATGTGAAATCTTATGTATTAATGGACGTGTTGGTTCCAGCGGTTAAGAAAGCAATTTCGGATATCGTGACGGACGGAATCGATATGATTTTATATGGAGAATCCAGAGGTAAGAAGTCAAGATCTGGCGGTGTATCTTATCGCAGTTATTACGACGATCGTGATCGTAGAGATCGAGACAGAGGCCGCGATAGAGGAAGCAGCCGCAGTACATCTGGACGATTTGATTATGACGATATTGTTTTCGATACACGAGGAGACGCTGAACTTGTTAAAGAACAGATGGGCGATATTGTAGATAAGTATGGAATGGTGACTGTTGCTGATATGTACGATTTAGCAGGTCTGACAGTTCCGTACACAGCAGCAAGATATGGTTGGTTCAATATTCGTACAGCGGAGGTAACTCGTGTTCGGGATGGTTATGTAATTAAGTTACCAAAAGCTATGCCAATCGACTAAATCAAAATAGAAAAGAGTTGTCGTTACGATGTTATTAATGACCAAAGAATTAGAGAAAGTATTCGAAAAGTATCCACTATATTCACAAGAAGAAAAAGGTTTTGAATCTGATGTAGTAGTTAAGTATTTCAATCCGTGTGGAGCGGGAACTTGGCTAATTACAGAGGGCGAAAAGCAAGAAGATGATGATTGGCTATTTTATGGTTACTGTCATTTATTCGAATGGGAATGGGGTTATGTGATGTTATCCGAATTAGAAGAAGTCACATTACCTTTTGGCTTAAAGATCGAACGAGAACAATATGTAACTGGTAAGAAAGTAAAAGATTATATTTGAATTAGTAAGAATATCTGGAAACAGAGAATGAAGGAGGAAAAATATGAAAGCAGATAGATTTAAAGATTTACTGGATGAGTTAGACGGAAACTCTAAACAGACGATGGTGGAAAAGAATGCTAGATATGCAAAAGACGGAGACCACCTGCATAATTTCAGATCCGGAGCTGCGATTATGGGCGGTACTTCTGCTCAGGCATGTTGGGGATATGCTACAAAGCATTTAGTAGCTTTACGAGATATGGTAGAGCAAAATGACTTCTCAAATCGTGAGGATTTCTTAGAGAAGTGTCAGGACACAATCAATTATATTCGTTTCTTATGGTGCATTGGAAACGAGGAGAACGAAAATAGAACAGAAGGAGTGAACTAAATCATGAAAAAATTTAAACTGCCAGCCGGTACAACAAGAGCATTAAATCGTATTGGCTTAAAAATGAAAAAACATAGTCCAGAAATCTTAGTAGCATCAGGTATCGTAGGTGTAGTTACAAGCACAGTTATGGCTTGTAAAGCTACTACAAAAATCGACGAGGTTATCACAGAATCAAAAGCACATGTTGATATGACTAAGAAATATGTAGAGGATAACGGATTCTCTGAAAAGTATACAGAAACCGATTATAAGAAAGACTTAACAATCATGTATACTCAGCGTGGATTACAGCTTGCTAAATTGTATGCACCTGCTGTCGTTTTAGGTACAGTATCCATCACAGCAATCTTAGCAGGTCACAACATTCTTCGTAAACGTAACGTAGCACTTGCAGCAGCTTATGCAACTGTAGATAAAGGTTTCAAAGAGTATCGTGGACGTGTTATTGAACGTTTCGGCGAAGAGCTTGATAAAGAGCTTAAATACAACATCAAAGCAAAAGAAGTCGATGAAATTAAAGTTGACGAGAAAACAGGTAAAGAAGAAGTTGTTAAGAAAACAGTTAACGTAGCAGATCCAAGTACTTACAGCGATTATGCTCGTTTCTTTGATGACGGCTGCACAGGTTGGACAAAAGATCCAGAGTATAACTTAATGTTCCTTAAAGACCAGCAGCGCTATGCAAATGATCGTCTGAAAACAAAAGGTTGCTTATTCTTAAATGAAGTTTATGATATGTTAGGTATTCCTCGTACAAAAGCAGGCGCTATCGTTGGATGGATCTTTGACGAGAAACATCCAAACGGTGATAACTTCGTAGACTTCGGTATTTATGATATTCACAATGATAAGAAACGTGATTTCGTAAACGGATATGAGCGTACAATCTTGCTTGACTTCAACGTCGATGGTGTTATTTACGATAAAATCTGAATGACAGGGTTGGGTAGTCCATATTCTGGTAATATGTATCGGGATATGTTCGACTATCCACTTTTATAGAAAGGAGACGTCATGACTGGTAAAGAGTTAATCCGCTATATCATCGACAACGATTTGGAACAAGAGCAGGTATTTCAAAATGGTAAATTCATAGGGTTTATCACAAGAGAAGAGGCAGCTCAGAAGTTTCATGTCGGAGTCGCTACTATAAGTGTGTGGTATCAATTCGGAGCTATCGACGGATTCGTGTTAGGTGATCAGTTATTTATTGCTGCTAACTCGGTTCCGAATATTGGTAAGCAAAGACAGATTGATATGCCTATAGAAATGCTGGACAAGTATATCGAGCATTATATCAAATAAAAGGAGTGAGTTATTATGAATAACAAACTGTCTGTAGTATTTGCAACTTTAGCGAGTATCTGTTTCGTTGGCGGACTTGTTGTTCTAAGAGTGTAACTGACTATCTATTTAAAGGGGAGATCATCATGGAGAGACTTGAACGAATCTTGTCAATGTTAGATCATGCATTAGGAAATCGTAAGAAGCGTCATATTGCAGGAGGGATTCTGTTGTCGGTGTCTATGCTGTTTGGGGGATTAGCTTTCACGGTCATGACATTAAAACACGACGGTGAAGAAGAAGAAAAGGAGAGTAAAGATGAAGAAAGATATTTTGAGTAAAGTTATGATGTTCGCTGCTGGAGCCGGTATTGGTTCCGCAGTGACTTATAAAGTATTAAAGACGAAGTATGACAAGCTGATTCAGGAGGAGATTGATTCTGTTAAAGAAGCTTTTGGAAGAGATATTTCCGGTGATTCTATAGAGAATGAAGAAGAGGAATCTGAGGAAGACAGTACTGATGATGATCTTGAAACAGCTCAGGACGTAATCAATCAAAATGAATATGTCACAGAGTCAACTGAAAAAGAAGAGAAGAGTGAGGAGGGAGAAGAAGTGGAAGATAGTAAACCTTATGTGATTAGCCCAGCCGAGTTTGGGGAATGTGATTATGGAGTTATTTCGTTAGAGTACTACACAGACGGTGTGGTAGTAGATAGCTACGGAGATATTATCGAGAATACAGATGAATTACTCGGTGATGACTTCGCTGCTCATTTCGGAGATTATGAGGAGGATCCGGATACCGTATATGTGAGAAATGATGGTCTTGAAGTAGACTATGAGATTCTCAAAAATTACGGACCATATTCGGAGAGTTAATGAATGAATGACTTAAGAGACGAATATTTCGAGTGGATGTACCACACTGTTTGTCATGGTCGTTTTGCAAAAGAGAATAGCTATCGTAAGCTTCTAACCTATCTTCATAGTGTGGAATACACATGGATATTATCAGATGATGTGAATCGTGCTGAAGATGGGGAGGAAGGTTTACGTTGGCGATTTGCTTATGAGAATCATATTAATGTTCGTCATGAGTTGGATGGCTCTTGCAGCGTATTGGAAATGATACTTGCATTAGCTTATAAGTGTGAGGAGATTATGGATGACGCTGCTATTGGGGATCGTACAGTCCAATGGTTTTGGCGAATGATAGCTAATCTTGGACTGAATGGTATGACTGATCGTAGATTCGATTTAGGAGCTGCTGAGAGTATAATCGATCGCTTTCTTAATCGAGATTTTGAGCCAGACGGACATGGTAGTTTATTTGTGATTCGAAATTGCAGATACGACTTGAGAGACGTGGAGACATGGACGTCTATGTTATGGTACTTGGATAGTATCACATAATCACAGGAGTTAAAAATGTTACAAGAAGATGTATTCAAACAATTTAAAAAACAATTTCCGCAGTATTCAAAATGGGTTACTGATTGGTTTCCAAATGGTAGAGATAGCGTAAGAATTCGTGTCATTGATGGCAGTGACTACGTATTCATTTACCATAACGAATTCGATTGGCGTTTTGAGACTGCGGTTTCTTTTATTAATGGAATGAAAGGAGGTCGTACAATGAATGTTGGACTTCATGACAATCTCCACGAAACCAAATAAAAAATCAAACACAACAGAAGTTAGTCCTAAATGGATTATGAAAAAGTCAAAAGATCTCATGATTCGAGGCCGAGACTTCTATGCTATTTGGGACGAAGAACGAAAGCTGTGGAGCACTGATGAAGATGACGTGACTCGATTGGTAGATAATGAGTTACAGAAATTCGTAGATGAAAACGCAGATCGGATTGAAGGAACGCCTATCGTTAAATATATGTGGGATTCGGAGAGCGGTTCTATCGATAGATTCCATAAGTATTGTCAGAAGCAAATGAGAGATAACTATCACGAGTTAGACGAGGAACTTATATTTGCTAATACTGAATTAACACGAGAGAGTTATGCAAGTAAGAGACTGCCATATCCGTTGGAAAAAGGCAGTATCGAAGCATGGGATAAGATCATCGGAACATTGTATTCGGAAGAAGAGCGGCATAAGATCGAATGGGCTATCGGTGCTATCGTATCAGGCGATTCAAAATGGATACAGAAATTCATGGTTTTCTATGGTGCTGCTGGAACTGGTAAATCTACAATTCTTAACATTATACAGGATTTATTTAACGGATATTCGTGTACATTTGATGCTAAGTCACTTGGTCAGTCGAATAACGTATTTGCTCTGGAACAATTTAAGAGTAATCCTTTGGTAGCAATTCAGCATGATGGTGATTTATCTCGAATTGAGGATAACACACGTCTTAATTCATTAGTTTCTCACGAGACAATGAGTATCAATGAGAAGTTTAAAGGATTATATGAAACACGATTCAAATGCTTCTTATTTATGGGTACGAATAGACCTGTTAAGATTACTGACGGTAAATCAGGTTTGTTAAGACGATTAATTGACGTAACTCCGTCTGGTAAAAAGCTGGGTACTAAAGAATACCACCGTCTGACGAAACAAGTGAAGTTTGAACTTGGGGCGATTGCACAGTATTGTTTGGAAGTATATAAGGAAGATCCAGAGTATTACGATGATTATATTCCGAAGAACATGATGAGTGCTTCAAACGATTTCTATAACTTCGTATGCGATTCATATTCTGTATTTCGTAAACAAGACGGTACAACTCTTAAAGCAGCTTGGGAAATGTATAAGCAGTATGTTGAAGAAGCAAAAGTAAATTACCCAGCTTCGAAAATGAACTTCAAAGAGGAATTGAAAAATTACTTTTGGAATTTTGAAAGTAGGATAGATCAGGAAGACGGAACGAAACTGTTGAATTATTATAGTGGATTCCGTACTGATATTTTCGAAGAAGAGCTTGGATCTCGTACTGCGAAAAAAACAGAAGAACCTGACGTGCAGCTTATTGAGTTTGCTGAGCAGGAATCTATATTTGACAAGGAATGCTCTGATTGTCCGGCACAATATGCAACGACAGAAGAATCTGAGAAACCTCTTAGTAAGTGGGAGAACGTTAGGACGAAACTGTCGGATATTGATACGTCAAAAGTACACTATGTACGAGTTCCGGAGAATCATATTGTAATTGACTTCGATATTAAAGATAAAGACGGTAATAAGTGCTTTGAGAAGAATCTCTTAGAAGCAAGTAAATGGCCGGCGACTTATGCTGAGGTGAGTAAAGGTGGAAACGGTATTCATCTTCATTATATTTATACTGGAGAAGATGCTTCGCAGCTTAGTCGTATTTATGATGAGGATATCGAGGTTAAGGTATTTACGGGAAATAGTTCGTTGAGGAGGCGGTTATCGAAATGTAATAACTTGCCGATAGCGACGATTAGTTCCGGGCTACCAATGAAAGGGGGTAAACCTACAGTGTTGAATTTTGATGGTATTAAGAATGAGAAGATGTTACGTTCTATTCTTAAACGCCATATTAATAAAGAGATCATGGGTAATACGAAACCGAGTATTGACATGATTTATAAAACCTTAGAGGAAGCTTATGAAAGTGGAATCGGGTATGATGTCAGCGATATGAGGAATGCGATTTATATGCTGGCAGCTAGTAGTAGTAATCAGGCAGACACTTGCTTGAAGCTTGTTGGTCAAATGCATTTTAAGAGTGAGGAAGCTAATAATGTAGTAGCCGATCAGGAATACGAAGAAATGGTGTTCTATGATGTGGAGGTCTTTCCAAATCTATTCTTAGTTTGTTATAAGATGGCTGGTTTAGGAAAGCCGGTAGTACGTCTGATAAATCCAGGGCCGACTGAGATTGAAAGTTTAATTCGTCATCGCTTAGTAGGATTTAATAATAGATCCTATGATAATCATATGATTTATGCTTGCATGATGGGTTATGACAATCAAGCTCTTTATAATCTGTCAAAACGATTAATCAACAAAGACAAGAGTATCAGCAGAAGAGCTAAATTTAGTGAAGCGTTTAATCTGTCATATACTGATGTTTATGATTTCGCGTCAGCTGGTAATAAAAAGAGCTTAAAGAAACTTGAAATTGAGATGGGTAAACAGACTGAATCGTCTCTAAAGAAAAAGGGATATTCTGATGAAGCAATTAAGTTAATTAAAGCAGGAGATCACCATCAGGAATTAGGCTTACCATGGGACGAACCAGTTGATCCTAGTCTTTGGGAAAAAGTAGCTGATTACTGTATTAATGATGTTGTGGCACTAGAAGCGGCATTTCATTATTTAAAAGGTGATTGGATTGCTCGCGAAATTCTCGCAGATATTACCGGTATGTCTGTTAATGACTCTACAAATAGTCTTTCACAGAGAATTATATTTGGTAATAATCGTAATCCACAGTCTCAGTTCAATTATCGTTTCTTAGGCGATCCGGTTGGAAGTGACCAGTACGAAGAATATCGTGAGAAATTCGGACATGACTATAATTTCCGAGTATTCAACGATAAAGGACTTCCTGAATATCGTGATTATATTCCTGGTGAAGTATTACCAGATGGTTGGAGTATTCTTCCGTTCTTCCCTGGATACGACTTCGATCCTTATAGAAGTGTTAAATCTATGTATATGGGCGAAGAAATCGGTGAAGGTGGTAGAGTGTATGCTGAGCCTGGAATTTACGGTAATGTTTGGGATGGTGACGTAACCGGACAACATCCATCGAGTATTCTTGCTGAGGTGCTATTTGGCCCAGAATATACAAAAGCATTCGCTAACATTGTATTTGGACGAGTTAGTATTAAACATCAGGCATGGGACGATATTGACGGACTGTTTGATAATAAGTTGAAACCGTATATTCAGAAAGTTATTGACGGTGAGTTGACATCTAAGGAATTAGCGAATGCACTGAAAACAGTGGTGAATGCTGTATACGGTCAAACAAAAGCAACCTATCCATGTGCATTCCGAGACGATCGTAACGTAGATAATATTGTTGCAAAAAGAGGCGCCCTCTTCATGACTTTATTAAAGAGTGAAGTTCAGAAGAGAGGATTTACGGTTTGCCATATCAAAACTGATAGTATAAAGATACCTGATGCTACTCCAGAAATTCAGCAGTTCGTTCTTGACTTCGGAAAAGAGTACGGATATTCATTCGAAACAGAAGCTGAGTTCGAGAGATATTGTCTTGTTAACAAAGCAGTTTATATTGCTAAAACAAAAGACGGTGAATGGACTGCGACAGGAGATCAATTTGCAGTACCTTATGTATTTAAGAAACTGTTTAGCAAAGAATATGTAGTATTCGATGATCTGTGTGAAACATTCGAAGTTAAGAATGGTGCTTTATACATGGATATGAACGAAAAGCTTCCTGATGTGTCTTCATACGAGAAGGAATTGGATCGAACTGAAGACAAATACAAGAAAGGTAAGATTTCCGACACTATATTCGAATCTACTTGTGAAGAGCTGAACAGTAAAATTGCAGAGGGTCACGACTACAAATTTGTAGGAAGAGTTGGTCATTTCTGTCCGATTAAACCTGGTCGTGGTGGTGGAATATTGTATCGAATTGACGGAGATAAACGAGCTGCCGCAGCTGGTACAACTGGTTATCGCTGGTTAGAGTCTGAGATGATACGAGGTATTAACGAAGATGCAATCGATTTGTCATATTTTACGAAATTAGTTGACGATGCCGTAGACACGATAAGTGAATATGGTGATGCAGAGTGGTTTATGTCTGACGATCCTTACGTTCCAGCTGAGAAACCAAAAGACACTATGGATTTTATGAATATTCCAATCGACGCTGATGAGGAAGTACCGTTTGATGAAGATCCGGAAGAGATGCCGTTCAAGTAAAAGGTGATCAACAATGAAACCAAACAACTTATCAACACAAGAATACATAGACTTCCTACAACGGTTCATACTCGTACATTCTTATATTTATTATGAACTAAATAATAATGTCATCAGCGATAAGTTCTACGATGCGAAATCAAAAGAACTAGTACGACTAAAGAATCAATATCCAAACGAATGGAAATCAAGCATGTATTACGAACAATTCAAAGATGATTATAACGGTGCGACGGGTTTTACTCTGTTCTACGATTTGAACAAATCAGAGCAGGAAAAGATTCGTCGTATTGCTTTGTCGGTTTTATATCACGGTTAGGAGGTGTGTTGATATGCATAAATTTATATTTTATGTACGAACAACTTTTAAACTCGTTCGACTGTTTATGAAGATGCCGGAGTTTGAAAGAAATGCATTAATAGATAGTTCTAAGAGAGATCTTGACTATACCGTTAAATATATGATGCATACGTATAAGAACGAAATATTCGGTTCGCGAAATAAACACGGTCCTTTATAGGAAAGGAGTGTGATATTTATGATAATTAAAGGTAAAAACAGAAGTGTAGAGATTCCGGGATGGGCAGTCTTAGTAGGATTGCTTATCGTGGATAACATGACAACTAATGTTTGTAAACTTAAACAGACAAAAATATTAAAAAACTGTATGAAGAACGGGAAGTCCAATTAAGGGCTTCTCTTTTCTTTATAAAAATGTAACTCGTAAACCAAAACTTATCCAAAAATTATTAAAGAGAAAAAGGAGATTAAAAACTATGGAAGTAACTTTTGCACCAAGATCAGTATTGGAGATCAACGACGCTAGAATCATTTTCAGAAACTTTAAAGGATTAGCAGACAAGTATAACCGTGAGGGAGATCGTAACTTCGCTATGATTATCGCAGGTGGTACTCTTGATGACGGTCATGAGAAGAGAGAAGTAACAGCGGAAGAAATGGCTGATGCTCTGATGAATGATACAAACCGTCTTGGAGTAGGCTGGAATGTAAAAATCAAAGCACCACGTGAGGAAGGAGACGAACCGTTTATCTATCTTCCGGTAAAACTAAAATTCAATGATAGAGGGCCAAAGATCTATTTGAAATCAGGACATAACACAGTTCCTTTGAACGAAGACACAGTGGGTATGCTGGATGATATCGATATTGTTGGTGTTGATCTTGACATCAGACCGTATGATGATGAAATCAGCGGTAGACCATTCCGTGCAGCTTATGTACAGGCAATGTGGGTAACTCAGGAGGTTGATCGTTTCGCTGCTAGATTTGCAGAAGAGGAGCATCCAGAAGATTAATATACGTTACGTAGGCGCTTTCGGTCATTTATCAGTGATTGGAGGCGTCTTTTATTAAATTCATTATTTATATTTTAGGAGGAGAAGAAATATGACTAATTTAACAGGAACAGGAGCACCTAGTGCAGCATTACAGGCAGCAATTGGAGATATTTATACTGACGAGAGTACAGGAAAGAAATATAAATGTACATTTGCATATCGTAGCGTTGAAAGTGAGAATTTTGTGTCTCAGTGGAAAGAGCTGAAAACAAATGTGGTAGCTAATATTACACTTGATAGTAAGAAAATCGGTGAAGCAGTTAGTAAACCGGTAGAAACACCAGTAAACACAAATTCTGAACCTGAAAAAATCCCGGGTGAGAAATCTGAGGAAAACAAAGTAGAAAATCCGGTAGACCCAGAGAAGAAAGAAGAGACACCAGCCAACCCAAATCAGCAGCCTAAGAAGGACTACACGAATTACAGTAAAGCGAAGAACAAATAATACGCGACAAAAACATACTCCTTTATGAGTAGCATGAAAACTATTTATATTTAAGGAGGAAGTTGAAATGATCGAAAAATACGATTTGGTATTGGACGGAATTGCACGTGGAACACTGAAATTTATGGCTGGTAAAGGAAACGAAACAGCACAAAGCATCTGCAAAGAAACTGGTGTGAAGTACAATGACGAATCACAGCATGAAGAAGAACCCGAAAAGGTAAAAATGGGATTTCATGTATAACAGACAGGGAGTCTTGGCTATATTAGCTGAGGCTCTTTTCTGTTTGAACTGATGTGAAAAATAGCTGAGAGTAAGTGAAGATTTTATGGGAAGGCAACACGATAGAAAGTGGACGTATTATGTGGGGTTGTCGTGTGGAGGGTTGGTTGCTCTTCACGAATTTATAAACATAAGGAGCTGTTCTATCATGTTAAGAACACAAGATTATATCAACCTAGTAGAAAAACATCGTAAAGAAATTGAAGAGTTTCCTATTGCTTATGCGTTTGACGAAAAACAGTTAAAAGAAGCATTAGAGAAATTAGGAGCAAAAGACGTTTCTGAATGTGTAACTATTTCTGGTATTGGCGATATTGTGTTGAAGAAAGACGCTCCAAGATATATTCAAATGTTGAAAGATCAACGTAAAGAAACATTAGAAGCATTAAAAGATAAAGATTTTGCAGTAGCAGCATTCCGTTACGAGATGGATAATCACGAATATGCGATTAACTACGACGGTGACGGAGATGTATTAGGCTGCTTCGGAATGGAAATGGAAGACCTGATTAATATGGGTCTTGAAGATGAATACCTGATCGCACGCAAAGGTCATATGGATTATATGCGTGAGTTAGGTATTGTATGAAAGGAGATAATTTATGAGTTTATTAGAATGGGCAAAGCGAGAGGTGGAAATCGCTTGTAAGAGAGAGGTAGAAAACGCTTGTAAGAGAGAAAATCCAGAGAGGAAAGAGGGAGAATTCGACTACGGTTGTGCTTGCTATAAAAGTGCATTGAAAGCTTTTGAGAGTTTGTGCGAGGATGGGCATAGCGGAATGAGTATAGGATTTACGAAAGCTATTCTTGACCGTTTGATTGATGGGCTCCCTCTTACTCCTATTGAAGATACAGAAGATGTTTGGGACGAAAGACATCGCTTGAATAAACAAGACGACCATATAACATATCAGTGTAAACGTATGTTCGCGTTATTTAAAGACGTTTATGACGATGGCAGGGTTGGATATCACGATAACGATTACTGTTACTCTGTAGATGTAAACAATCCAGATTCAGTTTGGCAGAACGGTTTCATATCTCGTATTATTGCGGACATGTTTCCGATTACAATGCCGTATATGCCTGGTAAACCGATTAGGGTGGTCACTGAGGAATTCTTAGTAGATCCGAAGAACGGTGACTATGACACTATGGGCGTCTTATATTGTCTGAAAGAAGAAGAAGATGGCGAACAGAAACGCATCGAGATTGATAGATTCTTCAGAGAGCCAGAGGGAGACGAGCCTGGATGTTGGACTGAAATTTCTAAAGAAGAATACGAGGAACGTAAGGCTAAGAAGATTAAATAGAGGAGAGTTATATGAAGAAAATACCAACACTGTTTGAAAGAGTATATGAGAATCATAAAATAGTCAACATCAAAGATAACATAACACCAGGCTGCGAAAACGCTTTTAAAAATGGTATCGCCACTATTAAACGTGATGGATCATGTTGTGCGCTTATTAACGGCGCATTCTATAAGCGATATGACTGTAAGAAAGGTAGAGTTGCACCAGAAGGAGCTATACCATGTTGTGAGCCAGATCCGGTAACTGGTCATTGGCCTCATTGGGTTAAAGTTAATCCAGATGATCCTGGGGATAAATGGTTTATCAAAGCCTTAGAACGTACTAGATTGGAATTCGGACAGCTGGATGACGGGACTTATGAAGCAATAGGTCTTCATTTTCAGGGTAATCCATATGGTTTTGATCATGACAGGCTCAGAAAGCATGGACAAGAAACTGTTAAAGTCGAGAGAACATTCGAAGGTGTTAAGAGCTGGCTCGAAAATAATAATCAGGAAGGTCTTGTATTCTGGTTAAATGGAGAACCAGTTTGTAAGATTAAAAGATCGGATTTCGGTCTTGAATGGCCTATAAAAGAATAAAAGGAGCTGTCCTACCATGAGACAAAACGATTGGTATAAATGTAAGTTGACAGATTATATTTACGAGAAGTATCCAGAACATGTTGACAAATCTGAATGGTTCGTGAACCCTGCACCAAATCAATTCAAAGGATATTTTCCAGAATTGAGAAAGGTCATCACATTCACATGTGACGATAACGGACAAATCACAGAAGAAACTCGACTACTAACAAAAGATATAGACTTGTTTCACGAAATTGTAGCTGGTTGTAGTAGAGGTATGGATGCAGCTTACGAAGATTACTTGATTTATTTAATCGGACAAGAAGGATTCGATATGCTACGAAAAAATCGCATTTTAGAGTCTTGTGGTTCAATTGGCGGTAGAAACTTATATACAGTTAAAGGTGGAACATTAGGATATTAATACGCGATATTAACAAGGCCTATTATGAAACTAAGAATGCAAAAATAGTTTAAGAAAGGAGACAAACAAATGGAAGTTAAGAAAGGTGACAAGAGTATGAGCATTCCTGGCTGGGTTTTAGCAGCCGGAGTAGTAACACTTGGTGCAATGGTGACAGACATCTGTAAGGTAGCTATTAGTAAGCACAAGTAGTTTCAAGGGAGGGATCTAACTGAGAAAATTCTCGGTTGGGTCTCTTCTTTTTATATTTATTGTGTATACAAGATATCTGAGCGTAAGTTAGGAGAAATTGTATTCTCAGAAAATCTGAAAAGGAGCTGTTTCATCATGGAAGACTGGCTTTTACGAACCGAGAAGAAGTATAAATACATGTTGCTAGATCGGTTAAGACAAGATTGTGATTACTATATTCGTATTGGTGGAAGTGCAAAATGTTTATGGGCTGAGGATGAGAAGAGACAGATCGAAGTCATGAAAGAACTTTGGAATTACTTTGATGAGGAAGATAAACCAGAGTGGCTAACCATGAAACAGATTGATGAATACGCTCGAAAGATGGGAGTGAATTAATGAGATTAATAGAAGATATTTTGATGATTATGGTGTTAATGATTATGCCTGACTTCTTTTGTGAGAGGTTGGGCTTTTATAATTCAGCTAGAGTTATTAAAGAAAGGAGAACAAAATGTCAATTCATAGATTATATCAGAGAGAACCTAGTTTCAATTTAACTATTGGACAGGTTAAAGAGCTGAAAGATTGTTACGGTGGAGATACAACGATCAATCAGATACTAGCTCATATTCAGGGCAATAAAAAATACAGATGTCCGAAGTGCGAGGGCACAGGATATGTTGCTGTACCATATAATGCATATCCAGAAGGTCTCCCTGATAGTGGCTGGGCTACGGACTGGAAGTTTAAAAAAGTTACCTGTGATTTATGTAACGGCGAAGGATACACCGAATATGAATATAAACCTCGTATGGTACAGGACGGCTGGGAGAAGAAAGGAGAGTAAAATGGCATGGAATTTAGAGATGAGTAGTAAGTTAAGACCTTGCTATATTTATTTTAGAAAAGATAAGACGAAAAAAGCCTTATTTCATTGTTGGAGTCCAAATGGTACTAAGATGAATGAAGGTACTGTCGGTATTGTAGAACTCGAAAATGGAGAAATTGCTACTGTGGTTCCAGAATGTTTGAGATTTGCCGATAGTATGTTTGACGAATACACATGGGAGTAGAAAGGAGAATGACTTATGAAACCATTAACAGACACTTTATTGGTAAGTATTGATTCGAGCACTGATGGTGATGAAACAGTCTTACTGGTTGGACGAAAAAGACTGAATGAATCCGTAGAAATCGTGAATGCATTCCAAGGAAAAGACGCTATGGATTTATATAAACAGTTAGTTACGGTAAAGAAAGGAGAATAACGTGTTTCACAAGATATTTAAAAGAAAACCGAAACAGACCACATATTGCTACTGTCCGAAATGTAATAACGAACTTGTATCCAGTAACAGTTTCGTGGAGGATGTCGATGGAATTGTGAAGTATCGTTGTGATAAATGTGGTGAAATAACATTTTGGGATTTTATTCACTTTCCAGTTCCATATCTGAGGACATGCGGTGATTGTCATTTTCTAATAGATGATGGAATGGCTAAACCAGAGTGCTTAATTGCTAATCAATGTAATCCTGATACTCAAAAATTGTTTTGCTATAAAGGAACCTATTGTGATTACTGTATGGGAGCAAAACCTATGATTTTAGGCGATACAAATGATAAAGGAATTGCCATTCAGTATCCGAACAGATTAGTGGCTTACGGTTATGATATTCATGGTTTTGGATCTAATGCTTTAATCACGCAAATAAAATACTGTCCGATGTGTGGGAGAGAACTAAAGAAAGGAGAATGATATGACAATATTAACTTTACGTTTTCGTCAATGGTTATTAGATAATCATCCAGATATTTTACCGTTGATTATGATTGGTCATATGGAGTTGATGACGTCTGAAATGTGGCACGATTATGAGAGATGGTGTTTCACTCCAGAGGGAAGAGAATATTTTGAAGACTAACGAAAGGAGAATGATTTATGAAACATCGTAGTTTCTTAGGATTGATATTTGATCTTATTATGGTGTTTGTAACAGGCGGGTTATGGTTGATCTGGTTATTGATCAGATATTTGAGACAAAGTTAAGGAGATAGCATGTTTGATTCTATTTACAGATTTATATTCGAACTTAGATTACAAATTAAGATAATGCCACATTATGATTTCATTAAATTGCTAGATAAATGTGATTATCAACAGTTAATCTACGCATTGTATTTTAGATATTGCTAGAAGAGTCTGTCTATTGATGGGCTCTTTTATATTTGAACTGTATAGAAAGGGAGGGAGATTAACAATGGTGTTTGATATTTTTATAACAATTATGTTCGCTGTATACGTAATCTATAACGAGCATAAGCGTATTAAGTTATTGAAACATATGTTAGGAATAATAAATGTGCAAAACACTACGGTAGATCTCATAGTAGACTGTATTGAACACACCAATAGTATTTTGGATATTCTTAAAGAAAAAGATAAATCAATTCCGTCCGCGTAAATAACAACTCATATTATAGAAAGGAGAGTGATATTTATGATGGATTATGAATATCTATTTAGCATGAACTTACATCAAAAACTTAGAGAGAGAGTAATCGGCAAAGTTTACTGTAAGGTTAATGAGGAGAATGAACTGTATATTAAGATCGAAAGTTTAGGAGATCTTAAATTCAGCATGACAATCGATAACTTTTCAGAAAGAATCTTAAATGGTTATTCTACGGAGTATGCGGTGTACGAGATCGTGTCTGAATACGAAAAATTTGTACATAATAGATATTTTATCAAGTATAGCGGAGAGACTCAGCGTTAAATGCGTTGGGTCTTTTCTTTTATATTTTCAAGAAAGGAGAATAACTTATGAATAGTATAGAAACCGAGTTAAAAGAGTTCCAAATTTTGACAATTTACCATTCGCTGTGCAGGTATCGTATTTATCAGCGTTTTCGAAATTCATAGAAAATATTAAACCAATATATTTAACAGCAATAACAATAATAGGAGGTAAAGAAAATGAAGAAAACTAAAAGAATTATATCAGTAATTTTATGTGTTGTTATGTTGATTGCGTTATCAGGTTGTGCGGCATTAGATTCAGCTATTAATGATATTAAGGGAAATCTTGTTGGTAACAGTTACACAATTACGACTTACGACAACTATGGTAATAAGGTTATGACTACAACAGGAGACAAGATCAACATAACTGGAAATAAAGTCGAGTCAACTTCTTATGATGAGGATGGAGATGTTGTGCAAAATTATGAACTATCATCCATCATCACAATCAATATTGACGGTAATGAGATTCAGAGCTGTGGTGACACCTGCATTTTCGAAGAGGGTGGATTGAAACCAGAAGTAGAGTTTAGTCAGGAGGATATTTACAGTCATTCTACCGGAGACTTATCTGACAATACATATATTGCAGGGATTGTTAATTCATACAAAAACCAATTCGGTAAATCCAGAGTTGTAGTCATTAAGTCTCAATTAGGTCAGCCTATCGTAGCTTATTCAGGTAAAAAGGTTTACTGGGAGATTCCGGACAACTTACCGAAAATGACAAAACTTATGATCGACGGAAAGGCTCTTTATATTCACCGAGCAAACTTCCAGATCATCGATAAAGAACTATTAAATTAAGAGGAGGATTGTGCTTGAAAGATATACGTTTGATAGTACAAATTATAGTACAAATTACTTCTATTATGTTTGTGTTGATGTTGTCAATTATTGTGGGATTGTGTTGGTTAATTTTCTATGGAATACCCGTATCAACCTATCAGCACATAAAGTTAGCAATAAAAACATTCTTAGACTGGAGAGAAAGGAGACTAAAAAATGTCTAGTTTTGAAATTGGAGTATTAGCAGTAATTTTATACATTTGTGCGTATGGAATTGTTAACCGTATTTGTAAATGTGTCGAGTTGATAGCATCATACAAATACACTGTAAAGGAGAATTTATATGAGCAGAGCAGAAATGAGACGAATGCAGCGGGAGCAGAAAAAGGCGAAGACAGCTACTTATAATCTGACAAAAGAACAATTGGACGCAATGGTAGAAGAACGTATTGGAAGCCGAATTAAAGAAACAAAAGAAGCGGCTACATACGATGCTGTAAATACCGCCATGACGTTAATGCTGGTGTTGCCGATGGAAGTATTAATGGATCATTATTGGCAGAAATCTTACGCGACTAAAATTCCTGAATTCACGAATTACGTTCTGAAATATTACGAGCGTTGGATGAAAGGTGAGCTAGATATGGACGAAATGAAGAAAGATCTCTGGGAATACGGTGGAGTTCGTTTGGAGGAATCGGAGGATAGAGTGATATGAGCAGAATGAATTTTGACAGTACACGTGGCGCAAATGCAAAAATACATGAATTTGGACGAGAGGTATCACGAGCAAGAAATGAGAAAGAACCAGTGTCTGAGCGTAGCGCACGTATGTTCAAGCACAAACCATATTCTACAGATATAAGGAGAAGCAAAAATGAGAGGTAAGGAAAGTCATAAAGAAGCTGGATCTAAAGGGTTTCAGCAAATGAAAGAGAGTGAATACAGAGCTATCGAACATATGAATATTAGACCGTCAGCTCATAAAATGTTCCAGCACAAACCATATTCTAACGACTTCGGAAGGAATGATGCAGTAGATGAAAACACAGACTGATTTCCTGTATCCTTACCAATTCGATGCTGTGAAACGTCTAAATAATGGTTGCATATTATGTGGAGGAGTCGGGTCTGGTAAATCTAGGACCGGGCTCTTCTATTATTTTAAAGAGTGTGGTGGTTGGATTGATAAAGGTGAGTATACTCCGATGAGTAAGCCGAAAGATCTGTACATCATCACCACTGCAAAAAAGAGGGATTCGAAGGAGTGGAATGGCGAGTTAGCGAACTTTCTTTTATATCCCGAAGACGATGATAAGACAAGATTCGGTAATAAAGTCGTGGTGGATAGCTGGAATAATATCGGGAAGTATGTAGACGTGCATAACGCTTTCTTCTTATTAGATGAACAGAGGCTTGTATCGTATGGTGCTTGGACAAAGAATTTCTTAAAAATCGCTAAGACAAACGATTGGATTTTGCTCACTGCGACTCCAGCGGACTCCTATGTCGCATATCTTCCCGTATTCTTAGCTAACGGGTTCTTTAAGAATAAAACTGAGTTCAATCGTGAACATGTCATATTTTCACGTTATGCTAAGTTCCCAAAGATAGAGCGTTATATGAACACATGCAGACTGGATCGTTTAAGGGATCGTATAACCGTCAACATGGAATACAAACACGATATTCGTAAACATGACGAGGACGTGTATTGCGATTATGATCGTGCACTATATAAGGAAACGATGAAAAACCGATGGAATCCTTATAAAAATGAACCAATTCAAGATGCTGGTGGTTTATGTCAGGTTCTTAGACGAGTTGTAAATTCAAACGAGTCAAGGCAAGTTGCTTTATTAGAGATACTTGAGAACTATAAGCGTGTAATTATATTTTACAACTACAATTACGAGCGTGATATTCTGTTGAATTTAGCTTATGAGGACGGAACTGAGGTGGCTGAGTGGACAGGACACGCTCACCAGCCAATTCCAGAAGGAGATAAATGGGTTTATATATGCCAATATAATTCAGCGTGTGAGGGGTGGAACTGCATACGTACAAATTGCATTATATTTTACAGTCAGAATTATTCATATAAGGTTATGACTCAGGCTGCTGGACGTATAGACAGGCTCAATACACCATATGATGATTTATATTATTATCATTTGAAAACTCACAGCGGTATCGACCTAGCTATCTCACGAGCATTATCACAGAAAAAGAAATTTAATGAGAGAAAATTTGCTGGATTTAATTAGAAAGGAGAAAAACATATGTCAGATATTAAAAATATTTTAAATGATTATTTCAACACTTATCGGACTACGTCGGAATACAAAGACAGAGGCAAGATGGAGATTATGTGTAAACGCGCATCGTTTGAGCAAAATCTCGATACAATGTGGGATATTTACAGAAAGGGTAATCCACAGCAGATCGTCGAGTATAGCAAAGGAGTGGCTCAAATCAAAGAATGTGGTTTAAAAGTTCTTCGAAATTCAGCTGGTAAGCATAAGATCGTATTACCACAAGCGAGGTGATTCCAATGAAAGTAGATCAAATTATAGATTGTATTACCGTAAAGGAGGCCTCATGAGTGATATGATAAATGTTATTTATAATAAGAAAACCGGACGAGTCCTCATATACCAAGAAGGCAAAGATTGGGTACTTCCTAATGGTTATGATTTAGCACATTTTGAGAATGGAGTAGAGCCGGTATTTACTGATGATGGGCATGGTAATTTATATTTGAAGCCAAATGCGATGGTTATAACAGACTATTAAAAGGACGTGACTTCCATGAGAAATGTAAAGGTTTTACAGATGTTGGAAGACGGTAAGGTTGATGAATTGAAAGCGGAATTACGAGACGAGATTTATAAAGATTCATTGAAACAGAAACCAGATGTGAAAAGACGTTATACAGCTATGAAGAAGTATTTCTACTATCATACGTCTGAACGTGAATGTCTAAAGAAACCTTATAAGATCATGTTTGAAGGTAAGCCTTATACTTCATTTACAAACTCTTGGTCTTTAGTGTTAACTACGGAAGATACTGGTGAAATGGAGTTGTTTGATAACGAAAATGATAAATACCCGGACGTTGGAAGACTTGTAAACTTTAACGGTATTAAGAGAAAAGTAGATTTGAATGCCGTGTTTGCAGAAGCTAAATGCAGAGGTTACAAATTAACAAAGAAAGAGGTGGGTCCAGGATTCCGTTATGTAATGCGCTATGATGGTACGTATTACAAGATCGGTTTACTGGAATCCACTTTTGCTTTAATTGATGATGGAGAGCCGGCTATGGTGTATCACCCAGACGGCAAACGACAACCCATTACGATTCAAACTAGTGTTGGGATTTGTGTGATTATGCCAGTTTATATTGAAGATGACCATGACGTAGAGGCCGAGAGAATCATTGATATTGAATTATAGAAAGGAGAGTCATATGGGTGAAAGATTACCAAAATATACACAAGAAGAGATAAATATGTTATTTGCTGATTTTATATTGAAGAATGCACGAACTGATCAAATTTCAGATGCTTATAACATGCTGGAAAGAATATCTAATGATAATTACATTCTTGTTAATCAAGAAGAACAAAAATAAGAGGTTGTTAATCACGCGAGAAAAACACATCCTGTTATGAGAAAAGATTTATATTTTCAAGGAGGTAATTAAAATGAAAGACGGATTTAAAAAAGCATTCGGTGCGGTTGTAGGAATTTGGGCTGGAATGGTAGCAACAAATTTCTTAGAAGAAGCATTGAATAAATTAACCGGAAAGGAAGATACTTCTAAGAAAGAAGAATCAGATTTTGAGGAGGAGTCCTAATTGGGCTTCTCTTTTGTTTTTGCAGTAGGTCACGTAGTCAATGGCAAAATTATATTTACAAAAACCATACAGGAAGTGATCTCAAATGAAACCCGAAAAGTGGTATCAACGAAGACTAGCTAAATATTTTACTGAACATTTTGAACAATACGAAGATACCGCGGAATTCTGGAATGACCCAGCGGAGAATTGTTGGCTGTTTGATATTCCAGAGTTAGGTCAGAGAATCGAGTTAGTATGCCGAGATAACGGTAAGGTGGAAGAGACTCGGTATCCGATATTAAAGTAAATTGATATTTTGGAGAGTCTTGATCGCTGGTGGTTGAGACTCTTTTCTATTTGAACTTTATGAGATTGGCTGAGTGCAAGCGAAAAAGAAAGGAGAATTATATGGCAGATTTAAAGACACCGTTACATATTAATATGCCTGAGAAAAAGATAGTTGATTATGACAGGGATATGAAAATGTTTAATCAAGATGATAGCAGTAACATGATGATTAATCAAATACTAACGCAGTGTAAGGAAACAGAAGAAGCATTTATATTTTCATACATCAAACCATTCGTCGATTCTATATCCGAGATTGAAATTTCAAAAGAAGAATTAGTCGAAGCAATTCTGTTGAATCGACTAAAGAAAGAAGCTATTAAAAAATACGGTTATCATGTTCTTAGTAACGATTTGACTACAGCTACGGCACAAATGCAGTATTTGCGTGATGGTTATCGAAAAGGTTATGACGCCGGATATAACAGGGCAAGAGAAGAATGCATACAGTTTATGTCACAGGATTTAAAGGAGAATAGTAGATGATTGAACTAAACATTGAAGATTATTGCCAGGATTGTCCAGAATTCGAAGCTTGTACTGATAAATTGTATGCTGGTAATCTCTCGACAAATATATTCGTCTATTGCGAGCACAAATTTATTTGCAAGCGTATTCATGATCATTTATTAAAGAAATTAAAGGAGCAAGAAAATGGCAAAGAAGAAAATTAAGAGATTAAACAAAGAATGGTATGTTACAGATGAGTACGGACATACCGACAAGATGCTTGTTATTAAAGTTAATGAGTTGATTGGAATACTAAGAAAATTAAAGAAATCGGTAAATGGATGATGGTAGCTGGTGGAACTATTTTCACTTCAGGTGCTGGATGTTATTTTGTTGGTAATTATATCGAGCGGAAAGATGAAAAACATATTCATCAGGTCAAGATGGATCGTATTGACGAGGAAGAACGAATCAAATCTCTTAAACTGAGAGAAGAAAAGATCAAAGCTGAGACTGAGAAAGACAGAGCTTATGCTGAGCAGCTTAAAAACATGGACCAGAAAACATTTGCGAAACTTCACGCCGACCGAGTATCCGTAGCTAATGAGAATGTCATAAAAGATGCTGAGCGTATGAAGAAAGAAACTGAAGCAGAAATGGTTAGAGTTCGTCTTGAATGTAATGAGCAGATTAATAAAATCCGTGAAGAGTGTCTTAGAAAAGTTGAGGCAGCTGACAAGAAACGGGATGATGCAGTTAAGAAATACGAAGCAATCGACACTCTGTTCACCAATAAAGATAAGATTCTCAGAGCTAAGGAAGCTTTAGACGCTGCTGTTCAGAAAGACAAGAAAGCGAAAGATGATAAAGAAGAGCTGCTTGAGAACATTAAAGAAATGCTGTCATAAGGAGGATTGATATTTTATGTACTGTGAAGTTTCTGAATTATTAGGTAAAACACTTGTAGCAATTACAGGCGCTGATGAAGGTAACAATGAGATTATATTTGAATGTTCTGATGGAAGCAAATATCGTATGTATCATGAACAAGACTGTTGTGAAAGTGTATTAATAGAAGATATTTGTGGATGTGTTAATTCTCTAATAGGTAATCCTCTCACAATGGCTGAAGACATATCGAACATAATGGATAATCCGGCAGTCGACGAATGGACAGACAGTTGCACATGGACTTGGTATAAATTCGCTACGGTAAGAGGTTATGTAACTATTCGATGGTACGGTGAGTCTAACGGTTACTATAGTGAGAGTGTAGATTTCGAAAAAATGGAGGATTGATATTTTATGAAAGTGAAAATTATTGGTGGCAGTAACTATAAGGATTTGGAATATGACATTAATCAGTTCATTAAAGACAAAAGAGTCATCGATATTAAATATCAGGCTAAGTATGTGGTAGTTCATTATCGTGGTTGTGTTCCTGACAGCGGAACTATTATAGATAGAGTTTTTATTATGTATGAGGAGAATTAAGAAAATGACAATTAATGAATATCAGAAAGAAGCACTTAAAACAGAGTCTGGAATGGCCAAGGAGTATCCAAGAGTACTCAACGGTCTTATGGGATTGAATGGAGAGGCGGGAGAAGCAATTGATATTTTGAAAAAGCATCTCTATCACGGTCATCCACTAGATAAAGAACATCTGGCAAAAGAGCTGGTAGATGTAGCATGGTATCTTGCTGTTAGTGCAGACGCAATTGGATACGATTTAGAGACTATTCTTCAGATGAATGTAGACAAGCTTAGATCACGTTATCCGGAAGGTTTTGATCCAGAGCGGTCTATGCATAGAAAGAAAGGAGATATTTAGATATGGAGAATGAAAGCTATATTCGAGTGGTTTTAAAAGATAACACCATACTTGATTTCGATAGAAAGTGCACAAATGTGGAGTATAAAAATGATAAATTTTGTAAATTCACAAATGAGAACAATAAAGCGTATTCTTTGCTGGCGTTGATTCCGTACGAGAATATAGCATATATAGATAATTTCCCGTATCAGGAGGTATAGACTCAGTCATATGAATAATACGACAAGGATTAAGATTCTGTCATATGCTTCTCAGCCAGATAAGAGCTATAACTTTTACGGTGATGAAGTAGTGTATGAAGGTAAAATATATTTTGTAAATCTATCTGAAGAAAAAGTAGTATTTCTTGGGATTGTAAAGGAGGATAAATAGTATGATTTGGACATTATTAGGTATTGGTCTACTTATTGTAGGAGGTATTTTATTATATGTTGGATATAAAACATCTATCGATGCTTGTTTTTATACAGGAGTCGTTACTTTTATATCAGGGTTAATTATAGCAATCGTGTGTATAATAAATCTTATCGGTGGCCATTATGCTGTCGATAAGAGTATTTATGATGCCGAGTTAGAATACAATGCTCTTATTAAGCAGGTAGAAGCAGTTAATAGTGAATATGAAGATGTCTCTAAAGCCACAGTAATAAACAGAGTATATAGATGGAATAAGGACGTTTACAGCAAAAAATATTGGGCTGAGAATCCGTGGACTAATTGGTTTTATGATAAAGATTATGTAAATTCTTTGAAATACATAGATATGGAGGATGCCCATGTGGAAGAAAAAACACAAACATGGATTTCATCACAAGATTAATATGCAGGCTCGAGGGGCAATAATCAGAATATTATAAAAGTGTGCTTGTTACATACAGAAATGCGTATGGATGGTATGTGATGTGGTAATGGTGGTAAACCTTTAAAATCAAGAGTCATTTCGTGGAAAGAATTGGAGGGATAATGGTGGTAGGTACTGTTTCGTATGAAATCGAAGTAAGCACTACGGATCGAGCTGTCATAAAAGAATTGGTGGAGGTGCTTGAAGCATGTCCGCTAGACTTAAGTAACGATGATTACGTCGATATTTTAAAAGAGATTGCAAATCATTCAAACGATCCAAGAAACTCTGACGTATTGATTAAGTATTTGGACGATGAGGAGAGTTGTGTATGAAAAATTATATTTGGTATACGGTGATACATGGTTTGGATGTTACGGCTCAGAAATTAATATTTTTGGAGTATTTACATCTAAAGAGATGGCTGAAAAAGTAAAGAAACAAAAAGAGGATGAATATTTTGAGAATGATCAAAAATCAAAGTTTACCGAGGTTGCGTTTTATATAAAAGAAATATGTGTGAACACCATTTGTAATGAATATTTAGGAGGTTATATAGAATGATTAAATTAGTAATAACATTGATATTCTGTCATTTGATAGGCGATTACGTACTTCAAACTGATTTTATAGCAAAAACAAAAGGAGAAAATTGGTATCATTTGATTGTACATCGTGTGTTGTACTGTTTACCATTCTTTGTTGTGTTTGGATTTAATTGGCAGCTTTCGTTTATATTTATTACACATATGATAGTCGATCCTTTAAAGGTTAGATATAACAAAATTAATTATGTTACAGACCAGTTATTACATTATATGGTAATGCTGGTTTATTTAATTTAGGAGGATATGTAGAATGATTAAATTAAGAGATTTCTTGAAAATAGCAAATGATCCAGTAGAGATCATGGACGGTTCAAACAATGTAGTATTAATTGATGATACATACTTCGACAACGATATTTTATCGCAGAAGCTACTAGACATGGAAGTGTCGACTGTTGACGCTAGAGAACATAGATTATTAGTCGAATTGGAAGGAGTGATTAGATGATTAAATTAGAAAATGTAGTTCTGGCGAGTCCGGAGCAGATGGAGTTTATTGTTCAAGGTATGAGAAATCCTATGAACTCGTGGGGGAAGAGTGATAGTGGATATGGTTGCGATTCCGGTTTGTGTTCAGGTTATTGTGCATTTAGCCCTGAATGGTGTGGTAATACTCAACGATATATATTAGGCGATAACGACTATATGCTTATGAAACGTTTATCCAAAGCAGGTACAGACCATAGAAAAATTATGAGAATGATGCCAGTGTATGTGAGAATCACAGCACCTTTATATTGGTGGAAAGAATTTGATACATACAAGGTCGGAACAGTTGCGAATTCTTGCAGTACGATGCACAAAATTCAGGATAAAGAGTTTACGCTGGAGGATTTTAGTTGTGAGCATCTCAGTACTGTATCCTTGAATTATTTGGGGAGCATTATCGAGCACTTAAATTTTGTAAGGGATGTCTACAACGAAAATAAATCAAATAAAGGAGCTTGGTGGCAAATGATTCAGCTTCTTCCGAGCAGTTATAACCAGACTCGTAATGTCGTGCTGAACTATGAGGTGCTGGCAAATATTTACAGACAGCGGAAAAATCATAAGTTGGATGAGTGGCAAGAGGTTTGTAAGTGGATCGAAACTTTGCCATATTCTGAATTAATTACCGGGGAGGAGATAGCTTATGAAAAAGAAACTCACTAGTTTTTTGAAAACAGTAATGTGTTTCGTTTTGATATTCTTATTATCTTTCGTATGCATTTACTTTTATCTGAATATGCAAAACGCAGAAGAGAAACAGACAGTTTCTACTGTAAAAAAAGTAGATACTAAACCATTAATTATAGATATTCCTAAAGCTTCCGACACAGGTTCCGTAACTGTAAAAGATACTGATGGGAATATCTATTTTCGTTATACAGGAAAAATTGATATTCAGAATGGCGAGAACATTGAGGTTGTAATTGTGGTTCCATCAGAGGAAGAGACTGAAAGCATGGACGATAACTAGTAGGAGGAATTATATGTGTAAGAAAGCTATGCTGATGATTGATATGCCTGAAAGTTGTCATGTATGTCCTTGCGGTCATCTTATTAATGGAACATATGGTTTTGTATGTGGGTTGGCGAATTGCTCTGATTGTCCAGATATTTCAATCCCAAAATGGTGCCCACTGGTTCCGTTAGAAATGAGGCAAATGGATTCTATATTACGTGCGGTCAGTGATTCGGCTGAATTATACAAGATCGGGCTTTAAAAATAAGAAAAGAGAGTTGTGATTATGAATGAATCGAAGTTTTATAACGACCAGGAAATCAATCTGGTTACTGTGAGATGGAACGATGGTTATAAAGAAAAATTCCAGTGCGTTACTGTGCGATTCGGAAGTGACTATTTATGGATGAAATTGGTAGATGGAAATAACCGTTGGATTCCGCTTCATCGTGTAAGATGTATCAGTACTTCTATTGATAGCAAATTGGATAACCAGATGTAAATAAGGAGAGTGTAGTTATGAAATTGATATTTATCGTGATGATGTGGGTTTGGACCGTTGTGAATCTGGTAAATCTTATAGCCGTGTGTACTTATTCTGATAAGCATGATCTATCCATACTTGAAGCTTATGTTGCAATCGTTAAGAAATGGCTGGACAAAAGTACGACCGGGGATTATATCACTCAGTTATTTAAAGTCGTGCTGCTATTTCCGGTAATGTTAGTCGCGTGGGGATGTGATGTATTTTGTGTTCTACTGTTTATATTTAAACGTGTGTTGAAAACATACGGACGCAGGTAACAAAAACAGAAGGTAATATTGTAAACGCAATAAATAGTTAAGGAGAAATAATATGAAAGTTAAAGTTAAACCAGTATGCGGAAAGTGCGGAAGTCCGTTCAAAGAATTGGAGTATAAAAAAGGACCTAAAGGAGCTTATATTCAACCGCCAGTTTGTCCAGAGTGCGGAGAACGTATTACTCAGATAGAGCTTCCGTCAATTAGTGATGAAGGATTTGTGTACAAAGAGGAGAGTGAGTCTAATGGTGTTTAATTTCTGGAGACCGTATCCGTTCTTAGTACCAAAAAAGTCAGGATGGTATATATGTACTGCCGCTCATCAAAACGGTATAGATAAACCTGGAGTAATAGAATTATATTTTGATACATGGCACAACAAGTGGGTAGATCTTCGTCGGCAGAATGTGTTTGACGGATATAAGGTTTATGAATCTTGTCGTGCACCAATCGATGACAACCGCGTATATACCGACACTGATTGCGAACGAATCGATGTTACAGCTTGGAAACATCTTCCTAGATATCGCGGCTATTGGAAAAAGAAACGCGAGAAGGGTCATGATGCGGAACTGTGGGAGGAGATGGATGGCAGGTAGTCATGGGACAATTATCAACAGAAGAAAAGAGAAAAAGAGGCTGTATATATTGTGCGGACGCCAGGAAAGTTAGAGGTTATAGATCGTGTGAGTTGTATGTAAAAGCACACTTAATATGCCCACATGATATTTGTCCATATAGAGAACTCGATAAGTTTGAGAGATACATAGATTATTTACAGTCTGATGAATCCAAGTTTGAATTCTTGGAGATACCTAAAGCGTTTAATTTTTGAAAGGAGGAGACAAATGAGTAAAGAAGAGAACTTAGAGTTGAGATGTGATGCTTATCGTACTGTGATTAGAAGTATTTGCGATTATAATGACGACAAACTTAAGGAACTCATTGATAAATACTTAGTTAACGGTGTATTAGCAGCTAACGATGCTAGATATTTAATGGGAATATGCGATATTGAGGAAACCATCAAAACGGAGAATAAACCACCATTAGGAGTCACTCCGCGTGATAGGTGGGACAGAAAACGTCAGGATGATCTCGCAGCTGCTATGGAAAGATATTTAGAAGCTGGAAAGAAGATTCCTAAAGAATGGTTGGACGAGTACAACGAGATTAGTGATAGACAGGAAAAGGAGAATCGTCCTAATACTTTATGTGACGAATGCGCACTACAATATAAAGATTGCGGATGTGATTGTACCAGAGAGTTCGTTAAAAAGGAGGAGACAAATGAGTAGAGAGTATGATTTATATTTGCAGGAGCATAAGGCTAATGTGAAGAAAGGATATGACTGGATTAAGGAGAATTTACCGGATCTGATTCCGTCTGATATGAGACTTATTTTAGAGCATCAGATTGGGTTTGCGCATGATGCTAGTAAGACAGAGCCAGACGAATATGGTCCATACGATGCGTATTTCTATGGCGGAAACAGATCGAGTCAGGTTGTAGACGACTTCAATATGGCTTGGCTCAAGCATATTCATCGTAACCCGCACCATTGGCAGTACTTTGTATTGCAATGCGACGAACCAGATGAGGGAGAGATCGTTCTTGATATGCCGATGAATTACTTGCTCGAAATGATATGTGACTGGCTTAGCTTCTCTATCGCTAAAGATAATATGTATGAAGTATTCGATTGGTACGATGAACATAAGAATCATATCAAACTCAGCATGAATACTCGAAAGACTGTCGAGGATATTTTAAACAAGATTCGTAGAAAACTGGATGAGTTAAACGGTGTTGAGCGATAAGGAGGGTTGATATTTATGGCTAATTACGATTTAGAAGCAGCAAATGAGAGATTCGAAGAGGAGGTAAAGAGCTTACTGTCTGGATATTTAGAGTCAAGCGATACGGTAGGCTATCTTGCTCTGAAAATCAAAAACTTACATATGGATCATTTAGAGGAGGCGTTGGCAGCAAATGAACAATGATGGGATGAAGTTCGTGAATTTTGACGAGTATTGTGAGTCTTGCAAACATTTCAATAAAGCGGAAACTGATGAGCCGTGTAATGAGTGTTTGACGGAACCGGTTAATCAGTATTCGCATAAACCGACTAAGTATGAAGAAAAGAAGTGATATTTATGGAAGATCGATGCATTATGTGCGGTGAGTATGTTCCTGAAGGGCGACAGGTATGTAGAGTATGTGAGCAGCAAATTCTTGACGGTGATAAGCAAGTTAAGAAGAGTAAGAAAGAGAGACATATCCGTAAACCTTACTGGGACAACTGGTCAAGTTATACGCGATCAAGTTCGGTCTAAAGACGTGCTCTCAACCGTTCGGTATTCGTGAATACGTTTTAACTCGCGGCAAAAACACACTCCTTTATGAGACAATTGAAAGGAGGAAATGTGAAATGTCAATTCATAGATTGAAAGTCGTGCCTGGTTCGGAGGCGGAAGACTATTTTATGCAATTATTGAAGGAGGTAAATGTAAAGCCTGAATCAGTAATGTGTAGATTAGGGTCTATATTCGGAACAGACTACAACGAGTATATATTTAGTGACGGATTATTTCAGCAAATTCGAGAAAAATTGCGGAAGATTAAAACGGAGGAGGCCTAGCCGTAATGGTTGGGTCTTCTTTTCTGTTTGAACTTAGGTGAGAACAGCTGCACGTAGTAAAGATTCGCAACAAAAACACGTCCTGTGGCGGCTCATACTTCGCAACAAAAACACGTCCTCTTATAGAAAAGGAGGTATGGTATTATGAGAAAATTTATGACAATGATTGAGATGATAGGAGTATTACTAATGGCATTTTGGTTACCGTTAAATTTATTTATCGATATGCCGAAAGAATTGGGTTATATTCCATTATTGATGTTAGGTGTAAGTTGCATTTATGAAACCATAACTAACAGATGGTACGATGAGGAGCTCTAATTTAGGGCTCTTTTTCTTTTTCTAATTTAGTCTAGACTGATATCGCTAAAGTGGCTTAAATCGCCAAATATGAGCTCTCAGAGGCATTCTACGCGACTCAAACATGGACTGTTATGAAATAGATAGCAATGATATTTTCAAGAAAGGAGAATAAAACTATGAAAATTACATTTGAAATTTCCGTTGATGGAGTTATTATTGACAAAATCTAAAACAGAGGGGAAGTCCTAATACAAGGGCTTCTCTTTTTATATTTATTGTATTCACAGAAAATCTGAGTATGAGTGAAGAGAAATTGTAAAGACGATTAATCTGAGAGTAAAGAAAGGAGAATTAGTTATGTTTAACAACATTGATAAGATTCGTGACGCTATGTTTCCAGAACCGTTTGATCCTATAGCAGGTGAGATTATAGATAGGAGAAATCGCCGTATCGAAGAGCGAGCTGAAGAAAAGCGTAAAAAGAAGTTAAGAGAACGTCTAAATTCACAGTTAAAACCTTGTCCGTTTTGTGGTGGTAGAGCTCGAATTGAAGAACGTCAGGAGCCTGATGGTTATTGTCATTATACTGTGAAGTTTGTTCAGTGTACTGAATGTCACTCTAAAACAGAAGAGCGGATCTCCGATGGATATTACGGTGAGTATTGTGGAGATAAAGAGATTGCTGAACTTTGGAATCGTAGAAAGGAGGATTAGATTATGAACAAACAGAAGTCAGAAAAGCAATATTCAATACATACAGACAATCCGTTTGATATTTTAGCTATTCGGGCTAAGATGAATTTTCATAAGAGCGTTACTGGACTTATACCGACAACTATTCGATACAAAGGTAAAGTTGTTTCAAAGGAGGATTAATTATGAATAGACGTATGAAAATGAAACGAATGAAACGGGAATTGAGAGAAACAAAATGGGAACTGGATCTATATAAATCACATACCCAAAATACCAACGTGTCGTATAGCAAACCTGAGATAAGACAAATCTCGGTTAGGCATGTATTTGATAGTTTTGAGGTTGATGTTTTGGGTGAGGACGATATGGCCGATATTTTAAAACGTGAGCTGCTGAATGGGATAATTCCATATATTCAAATTGAAAAACCAGATTATTGTATGCCTGAATTGGGCGGTGTATGCCGTAGAGCATCATTAACTATTGTAGTTCCGAAAGAAGTATTTGTTAAAAAGGAGAATTAGATTATGGATATTTTAGTAGAAACAATGGACGTTAAATTAACTGAAGATGAGGTTAAAGATATTATCGCTGAAAAGGTATTAACACTGTTACCAGGTTATGATGTGAAACCTGAAAATGTGGACTTTCAACTTAGTATGAGAAGTGTTGGTTATTTTGCAGACGAGAGTATTGAGTCTTACATAAGCAGTGTAACTGTTCACTGCAATAAATATAAGGAGGATTAGATTATGAGCGATGCAAAACAGTGTGATAAATGTGGAAAATTCTATACAGAAAATTTTGTGAAATATCGCGACAAAGTAATTGGAAGGTGTGAGTTTCGTAGTAATAACAATAGCCTAATACGAGGTTTTGATTTGTGTGATGAATGCGCTACTGGATTATTGAAGTTCTTTGGTTTAAAGCCAGATCTAGCCAAAAAAGCATATAAAAATAGTGATGACGATCGTTGGAGATTTATTTTACAGGTAATGGTGGAAATTGGTAATAACGGTGGGCGAGCAGGTGAATATATTAACCGTTGGTATCGTAATGAACTGAGTCCGGAAGAAAAAGGTTTGTTAATTCATATCTTTGGAGAGGACAATAAATGGAAAGTCGTAGGAGAAGATGGTGAGATTGTATCAAAAGATAAGGAGGATTAGATTATGAAAGAAATTAGAGGAAATTACGGGGTTGCGAAAGTATTTACTGATAACATTGAGGACAAAGCGGTAGAGCAAATTAAGGTATTGATGAATCAACCTTATGCTGTCGATGCGAATGTGAGAATTATGCCTGATGTACATGCTGGAGCAGGATGTACGATAGGAACTACTATGTATATATGTAATGAGAGGATATGTCCAAATCTTGTTGGTGTAGATATTGGATGCGGTGTATATGTTATACATTTGAAAGGAGTTAAAGAAATTGATTATGAGAAATTGGATCAGGTGATTCACAAGTATATTCCTTCTGGATATGAAATACATTCAACGGCAATGCTTGAAGATTCAGAGCTTAATGAATTGAAATGTAAAGATTCAGTAGATCTTGACCGGGCTTATAAGTCTATTGGAACTCTTGGCGGTGGTAACCATTTTATAGAAATTGATAAAGATGATCAGGGTGGATATTATCTGGTTATTCATTCAGGATCTCGTCATCTTGGAGTAGAAGTAGCTACTTATTATCAGAATAAAGGCTATGATATTTTAAAACAGAATCAGAAAGATACCAGAGATGCATTTATACATGCTTTCAAAGCAGCTGGAAGAGAAAGAGAGATATCGGCAGCATTAGCTAAATTAAAGAACACGGAAATAAACAAAGATTTGGCATATGTTGGTGGCGATGTGTATTTTGATTATATTCATGATATAAAGATAGTACAACGGTATGCATCAATAAACCGAGAACTGATGGCGTATATTATCATGGACAAAATGGGTTGGAGTAAAGAACCAATGATTATGATGGATCCGAAACAACATTTTCATACAATCCATAATTATATCGATTATGATATTGAATGGAAGCCTATCTTGAGAAAGGGTGCAGTATCAGCTAAGAAGGGTGAACTACTTATTATTCCTATGAATATGAGGGACGGATCTCTTATATGTCGAGGAAAAGGAAACCCGGACTGGAATTATTCAGCACCCCATGGAGCTGGACGTATATTATCGAGAGCTGGTGCTAAGAAAGAGATTAGTATTGCTGATTATGAAAAGAGTATGAGTGGCATTTATACGACATCTGTAAATGAATTTACACTGGATGAGAGCCCTATGGCATATAAACCCATGGATGAAATTATCAGTAATATTAGTGATACAGTTGATATTTTGAAAGTGATCAAACCGGTATATAACTTTAAAGCGATTTGGTAGGAGCTACTAATATGAACTACGTAAAAATAATAAATGTGATATTGCAAACGGACCTGGAGTGAGAGTTAGATCATTTGTGTCTGGATGCAGGAATCATTGTAAAGGCTACTTTAATCCGGAGACTTGAGACTTCGATTACGGGTAGCCTTTTACTCAGTTGGAGTGTAACAATCCGGGGCTTGGCGTTACATATACTCGTGGTAGAAACAGAAAGACAACCTATTATATTTTAGATGACCCTGGAAACTTGAAAGTAGATTATGAGGATTGATATTTATGGCTAGGAGAGGTAGACCAATTAAAGAAGATGCTAAACGTGAAGGGATTAATTTTAGACTTAGAAAAGATCAGGCTGAGATGTTACATGACTTAAGTAAGAAGACTGGCAGAAGTCGGACTGATATTTTCGTAGATTTGATGACAAAAGAATATGAGAGAGTCATTGGGGAGGAATAGAAATGTTAAATAGAATATGGTTAACCGTCAGAGTTGTATGGGCTTTACTATTAGCTTATAAATTTATGACGGAGAAAGATAAGTTCAAACGAATCGAATGGTTGGTATGGTTTGGCATAGCAGTATGCGTGTAGATGAGGAGGAGTAAGAAGATGAGTAGAAATAAAATAACGTTGAGAGATGTTCTGCAAGCTAGTAGATTGGGACAGCGTGTTTATATTCTTAAAGATGGACAATTGATTATTGCCGGTATATGTAGTCAGATTTATCGTATTTTAGATGAGTCTTTATTAAATAGTAGAGTGTTAACTATAGATACTGAGTACTACACGTCTAAATGTCTTGTCTTATATTTAGATGAAAAGGAGGAGGTGTAAGATGACTATCGGTAAACCATTTGAAAAAGTAGGAGTCGGATATTTGTATCGAATTCTAAACAATCGGCTTGTAGAAAGTTACGGAGAGATAAACCACCGCGACGAATGGTGTTACGATTCCGGGCATTATGAGCCTGAATTAAATATATTCGTTGTTATATCGGAGTCCGGTACACCAATCGCGAAAGAACATTGTGCTGGATCTGCGGGAGAGGTTTTAGAAGGAAAGGTATGGTTATATACGCCAGATCGAGCGAAAGCAGCTGAGTTGTTAATGAACTATGAACAAGAGAAAATAGACAGATTAATTGAAGAGAATAAGAGAGCGGTTGCAGTTCATGTTAGACGAATTGATATTTTAATGGAGGAGGTATAGTTATGCAGATTACGATTGGAGAAAGATGTAGCGGGAAAACTACTAAATTAATTAAAAGATCAGCTGCTGAAGGGTCTTATATTTTGGTAGCTACTAAGCATCAAGCTGAGAAGATAGCTAAGCAGGCTCGTGAAATGGGGTTTGATATCCCGTATCCTGTTACGGTTGAAGATTATTTTAAATATAAGTTTCGTGGGAGTGATATTACTAGAAAAGGAATACTAATCGATGAGGTGGATTTGGTTCTTCAATACATATTCGCAGGTATTCCAATCAGAGAGATAACTCTTACAGATCGTGGAAACATTGGTAGTATATTCATACCGAAGGAGGCTGACGAGTCGGCGAAGATTGAGTGTCGATATACAGCTGCGGAACTATGTGAGGCTATGGAGAACATAGTTAGACATAGCAAGATAAAAATATAGGAAAAGAACATCAGTAGCAAACCCATCAAAAATAGAGGAGGATTGATATTTATGTTAGATTATAAAGATTTAGCGGAGTTGCAGGACTTTTGTGATAGTTTATCCGACATTAGAAGGCGTAATTTACTTAGTCAACTGATTCTAGAATATGGTCAATATAAAAGATGTGGAAGTCCGGAAGATTGTGCTCAGCGTAAAGAGTGGATGGAAATGTCATATGAGGATATCCGTAAGAGTTTCAATGAAACAATACAGGCATTACAGAATGAGGTGTCTGATATAAAACGAGAGTCGACAGCTGAGTCAAAACCTAAGAAACGAGGGAGACCAAGAAAAAATAAAACAGAAGATGAATCAACTGGTTGGGATAATCCACCGCGGTTTGATTCTTTAGAAGAAAGGGATCGATATTATAAGTAGAGGAGGATTGATATTTTGAGATTCAGATTTAAGGTTTGGAAAGACTGGTATAAGAAATGTATGAATGGGCGGGTATATAAGTTCCTCGTCCTTTTTGGTTTGAGAAAGAGTCCTACATTTGAAATGAATTTTGAAGTCGCTAAAGCCTATGAGAAGTACGGAGATGTTATTTTTCATCATGTCTATGGCCCGTCTGCTGAAGAAATTAAAGAAATATTTGAGCAGTATTCGTGTCAGAATTGTATGAATAAACATCTTTATGGAGTTCAGAATTGGGCGTGTGACGATTGTAAATGTTTTAGTAATTTTGTTAAGAAGGAGGACTGATATTATGGAACAGATTGTAGTTAGTATTTTACCAAAGACTGCTAAAGATTGTCCGTATAGCGAATATTGGTGGGTATGCAATAAACACGCATGTATATTTAAGCGAGGAATGTATTGTCAATGCTCTTTGGAGACAGGAGATAAGTGTACATATTTAGTAGAAAAAGAAAGTGAGGAATAGATTATGGCTTATGTAAATTTTAAACCAGTATGTGAGTGTGGATATGTTTTTAAGGACTTTATTTATACTCCGACACAGCGAGAAGAACTTATGGATGCAGAGCGAGAGTTTATTGGACTCAGACGATGTGACGATTGTTTTCGTCCATGTCATTGTCCTAACTGTGGTGAGCGTATTACTGATTTCACAATTCCGGTATTTACCCGTGATGGAGAGATTATTTATAAAGAGGAGGAGTAAGACTATGAATACATATTTTAAAGTTAAACTGGTAACGGGGTACATCATACCGCTTTGTATATTTGCACTTATCGTTATGGTAGTTTTGGTTCGTGGTATTAAGGAATCTATTCGCGAATATAGAATTAAAAAGTTCTTTGAGTCTAACGGATATGAGAGGACGTTACTCGGTGTGGCAGGTTTTGGTGGCGATACATATTATGGTTGGATTAGGCAGCCTGACGAGTCTAAGCAGATAGCGGGTCAGTGTGTGGATGATCGAGAATTGAGAGGATTATCATTGAAGACGATTAAGGGAAAATATAAGTAATTATGGAGGAATAAAACTATGGACGAAATTAAAAGAGTATTTGAATCTGAAAACATTCGTGTCGGTTTTGACGAGTCTATTGATGATCGTGGGAGAATCTTGGTTGCTTCCAAAGACCGTGGTTTTACGAAATATGATAGATGGGTTATTAATCATTTATCTGTTGATGATATTCGTGAGTTAAGAGATAAGTTGGATGACTTATTGTGGGAAATGGAGGAATAAGAGTATGAAAGTTATTATAGTGTACAGTTATACAGACCATTCCGAATCTATACTTGGAAGAGGTGATCCAAGACTTGATATTAATAATACAGTGATAGATATAGCTGGAAAACATCCTGCATTGGAATAAATTAGAAAAGTAGAAGAATCTTTATGTAGCTATCCGGATCGTTGTTATGTACGAGTAATTAATGTTATTAGATTAGCAAAGGAGAAATAAGAGTATGAAATCACGGTTAGAAATTTTGAAATATTGGTGTAAGCATACGCAGACCTTACCGGAAGAGCAACGTAAGTATATTCAAAGTTTTATTGATAGAGCTGCTAATGGAGATGTCTTTGTTCAGATACTTTTAAGAAGGTGGAAGAATAAAAAATATGATGAAAAAGATCAAATTGCTTATCCCATATTCTTTGAATTACCTGAAGAAGTGAAAGAAGTACTATACGAGGCGATTCTGGATCTTAAAAAAGAAAGAGACCACGCAGCATGGGTCAGAAAGGATTGATATTTTTATGTTGGACAAGATTATAAATGGATTTCCAGTCAAAATTGTTGGCGGTCAGCGGCAGGTAAGAAAACATAAAAAGAAAAGAATAAATAAAAAGTGGGCCAAGATATACGGATATAAATACTATAGTCCACTTGAAAACGGTAAGACATATATTATGGACGGAACTATTTATATGAATAGGTGGACCTACGAATATTTACTTCATTGTATGAATGCGGTCTATGGAAAAACAGGTGAATTACCGATTTGGGTAGGAAGAAAGGAATCATTTTATGAGCAGAATCATTAAGAACATCGCGTTTGTTGATCCGCCTAAGTCTGCTGAAGATTGTCCGTATTCTAAATACTGGCCGATGACTAGTAAACGTGAATGTATATTACTAAGTGGTATGTTTAGTCGATGTAAATTAGAAACAGGTGATAAGTGTCCGTTTTTAAAAGAAGAGGAGGAGTAGGGATGAGATGTCCTAAATGTGGTAAAAACGTATATTCTCATCATCAAGAGATAGATTGGACAAAAACTAAGATAATGAGGCGTTATGGTTGTCGAAATTGTCATCATAAATTTCGTACGATTGAAAGAATAATAGAAGAAAGTGAGAAGTAAAACTATGAAAATTAACTTTTCTTTATCAGGTTTTATTAGTGGTATTAAAATCCCAGTCGATGTTAATAGTCCTGAATTTGAAATGTCTATGATTGGAAAGTTGATATATTTAGAAAACTATACAGAAGTAGGTAAAATTACTGGAATTGATGTTAGTCGCGATTTGATATTTGCAGATGTTACTGATAAGGAGTTTAAACGCCAGGTGTTAGATTCTAAAGGATTTAATAAATGTACTTTTGAAATAGTTGGAGAAAAGGAGAAATAACTATGGGTAATATGAAAATTAAGCTTTTTACACACACGGATCTCGATGGTGTTGGTTGTGCTATTCTCGCATATTTGGCTTTCGGTCGTGAGAATGTAGATGTGGAGTACTGTGATTATGGAGATGTTGATGAGAAAGTTAGGGGGTTTTGGGAGAATGGTCCAGTAGAAGAATATGATAAGGTCTTTATTACTGATATTTCTATTGGTAAAGATTTAGCTAGAACTATCGATTTGTATGCCGGTAACAATATTTGGCATCTATTTGATCATCATGCAACTGCTCTTGGACTAAATAAATTTAATTGGTGTGAAGTAAGTGTTATGAATGATACACTCGGTATAAAAACATCTGGTACTGAATTGTTTTATACTTATCTAAGACTCCACGAACAGTTTGATCATTTGAGGGCTAACGTAATTTGTAATATTGATGAGTTCGTTGACATCGTCCGGGATTACGATACTTGGAGATGGAAAGAGGTTGGAAAAGACGGGATTGTTTGCAAACATGTAAACGATCTCTTTTATATTTATGGACATGAGAAATTCATTGATTGGGCTTTAGGTCAAATACTTACTCTTAAACTTTATAGAGGTATAAGTGTCTTTCCTATATATTCTGAAAAAGATATGGCTCTTCTCGACCAGAAGCAAAAAGACATTGATATTTACGTAGAAGAAAAGAATAAGCAACTGATTGGAAAGGTCGACGAATTCGGACATGTATACGGTATCGTCTTTGCTGAACGATACTTCAGTGAGTTAGGTAATCGGTTATGCGAGATGAATCCGGATATTGAATATGTGGCAATGGTTAATATTTGTAAAGGTACAGTTAGTTATCGTACTATTCGTGAGGATGTCGATCTGGGCGGAGAAATTGCGCATGCTTATGGCGGAGGTGGTCACAAGAAAGCCGCCGGAAGTAAGTTCGATAGAAAAGCTATTATGGCTGAACTTTCTGACTACGTGTTTATTAAAAGTAGGGATACATTAATGTTTAGAGATGGTGATATCTTATGAAACTAAACAGAGAAGATGCAATACGTTTATATGAATGCGTTGACTGTCCATATTTTGATCGTTGTGTGGAAGAGATTGACGAGCCTGAAGATAATTTGGACGGCAGCTGTCGAACTAAGAAGTTATTCGAAGTAAAGGAGGGGTCTGATGAAAGTATATCTAGTTGATTCGTTACAGATCATTAACGGTAATGAGTTACGTAGTTATATTGGTTGCTACAGTAGTAAAGTCAAAGCTGCACAAATGATCCGTGAGGCGTTAATGAAAGCTATTAATGAAAAAGCAATTACACGTATATTTATTGCAGGTCATACATACAAAAGCGATTATATTCCAACAGTTGCCGAGATAGTTCATTCTGGATATTTACGTTATGAAGATGCGAATGGTAATGAAGGCTGCTATTCATATAGTGAATTTGAGGTGGAATAGTATGAAAGTATATTTAGTTGAAGAAGAATGGGGTAATGATTGTGGCGGTGGTCACAGTATCGTTGGAGTTTATAATCATATTACTAAAGCTGGTTGGTCCGTTTGGGAAAAGTTAGATCTTTATAAGAGACGTGGTAAGATCAGTGGAGATTTACCGTCACTTGATGAGATTATTAACTCAAACGGTGCTAAATGGTTAAAAGATACTGGTAGTATTGGCGGCGAGTTTACCATTAGCGAGTATGAGGTGAAATAGTTCGCTATATTTACATTTCCCGTTATGAGAAAACTAAAAGGAGGTATTTGAGATGAAAGAAAACGATGTGGTAATTAGTAAAAAAGAATATCAGGAGTATCTTGAACTTAAAGCTAAGAATACACCAAGACTTAAACAGAGAAGAAATAATAAATACGTATGTCCTGCTTGTGGGTATGTAATAGATTATGCCGTTCCTACGCAACATTATTGTGATAGATGTGGTCAAAAATTTGTAGTTATTTGTTAGAAATCAAATGATCAAGAATGTGTTTTCGTGAATAAACATAGTCTTTTATGAAAAGATACGGTAGCATGAAAACTAGTATTGATATTCTCTGATTGAAAGAAGAGCTTGAATAGTATTAATACGAAGAGGAGATTTAAATTATGAAAGAAAACGATATTAAAAATGGAATGGACTTATTAGCAGAAGCTACAGAATTATGGAACTGCCGTGGTGCTATATATTTGTATATGAAGAAGAAAGGAAAAGTAATTGAGCGTGAAGCTTATTTATATCACCGTGACGCTAGATTGATTGAAGAGCAGTGGAATCCTGGAGACACAATAGCTATCGCAGAAACGGCGGACGGACCAATGATATTACATTGTTCGAATAGAGAAGGAGCGTATTGTTTAAATACTATGTGGCTTAGTGAATCGGACATTGAGAAAGCTGAAAAGATATTTGAGTGTAATAAGAGAATTCGTGAGGATAAGGTTTCAAAAATGTATCAGTTATTAAGTGAATTTTATGAAGATGGTGGTGCAGTGAGTCTGGCTACTTTATTCAACAGAGCTTTTCATGATGGGCTAATATCTTATGAGATGCGTGATTGTGCAAAGAATAAGTATGGCGACTTATGGAATTATGTTGGTAATTGATATCGTATCAAGAAAGGAGGTAAGTGATTTGAGTAATAAGAAAAAGAAACGTGGAAGACCTATGAAAGATGGAGCCAGAAGACACACATTGCATATTCTTGTATCGGATGAAGAGTATGAATTACTGTCTAATACGAGTAAGAAGGTAGGAAAGTCAATGTCTGAAATAGCTAGAAAAGGTTCTATAATAGCGGCTAAAGGTGAATCCGATTTATATGACATGCAGCATGGAGACAATAATTCTGACGATTTTTAGGTTGAATTATTATGTACATATAAATTGTTGTATTTGAATTATTATGTACATATAAATTAATTTATGAATTATTATGTACATGTTAAATCTGAATTATTATGTACATGTTAATTGTTGTATTTGAATTATTATGTACATATAAATTGTTGTATTTGAATTATTATGTACATATAAATTCGTTGAAATCGTGAATATTTAACTAAAAACGGCTGTTTTTGGGGTAAAAACCGTAAAAAATGGCCTATTTTAATTATTATGTACATATAAATTCGAAAAAATTTAGCTTTCTTAAACCCCATAAAGGCAAACTTAAACAATAGTTAAAGAAATTAAACAATAGTTTAAGTTTACTTTTAAATAAATATAAAGAGTAAAAAAAAATGAATTATTGTAAACATTAATTCGATTTAAAACAGAAAGGAGATAAAACTATGAAAAAAGATAAAAATTACTGGGAACCGATATTTGATGAGTTCATTAGAATGTATCCAGACCTCGGTGAACAGATTGTAGATTGGTATCCAAGTGGTCAAATGGAAATCACGGTAAAAATAAAAGGCGGAAAGAAATATGCCTATGATTGGATGCATAAAATAATGACATTATTGTATGATCCAGAAGACGAATATGACGAAACCGAAGACGAGTGGAGAAATACATTCGGTAGAAACTTAGATCATAAACTTTACAATGTCGGGAAGTCGCAAGATCTACTAGCTTTCGAAACAGGCATCTCTCCAGTAACTATAAATAAATACATAAAAGGTAAAGCAACACCAAGCACGTATAACTTACGAAAAATAGCACAAGCGTTACAGTGTAGCGTTACAGAACTGATCTATTGATATTTATTATATCGCGAACTATACAGCTTCTTTTATAGAAAATTAAAACCATCAAGGAGGAATTTATTATGATTATTAAAAGTATTAGCAAAAAACAAAACGAACTTCAATCAAAAGTAGACGAGCTTAGTGAAGCGTTAGAAAAGTATAAGAAAACAGGAGTTGAGCTTGAACAAGAGAAAGTTGCTTCATTGATGAGATTTGTTAAAACAATGGAATTACAATATGCGTTTGATGCAAAGAAATCAGACCAAAGTATAAAGGCATTGAGAACAAGAATCAACGAATTAGAAACCGAACTTGTTGTAGCTGCTAACGAGCTGGAGAAATTTATAGAAGAACACGATTTACATGGTTGCGAACGAAGCTACTTTTATGGGATTAAAGACATTGATATTCGTGAAAAACTTGATAGAAATGGATACATAATAGGTTTTAAATTTTAAAGACGAGAGTCTGGGTTAAATGCTCAGGCTCTTTGTTTTATCATTGATATTTGAAAGGAGTTACTAAATGGAAGAATGGAAACCACTAAGAGAAACTGACCAATACGAAGTAAGCACAGAAGGTCGTATTAGAAATGCCAGGACTGGGCGAATCTTAACCGGAACGATCGACGGACAAGGACGAGTTCAGGTTTGCCTAACAATTGACGGTAAAGTAGGAACTAAGGTTGTACATAGATTAGTTGCCGAAGCATATTTTGGTGACGAGTGTAATGGAAAAGATGTGTATCATCGAGATAGAGACAAAACAAACAATCGTGTTGATAATCTAGTCGTAGGTACAAGATCAGATGTTATAAAATATGCATATAGACACGGTGATATGACTCCAAATAATCAGAGACCAGTTCGATGTGTTGAAACTGGTGAAGTATTTGAGTCCGTATCAGAATGCGCTAGACAGATGCATATTTCAAAGCAGTCAGTTAGTAGAAGCGCAAACAATCCAGTTTCACATACAAAAGACGGACTACACTTCGAACATATAGATTGATATTTACATAGGTTTAAAAGAGGGCGCTAGATTTACACGCTCTCTTTTTTTTTCTTCTTTTATCAACAAATAATAATACTAACTAATAAAACGCTATTAGAACATGCCCTGTTATAGAGAGAAGGTGAAATATCGCCTGTTTTTCTCTTACTTTTTATTTAAAAGTTGTAAAAATAATACTAATTAATAAAACGCTTTTAAAACACACTATGTTATAGAGAGAAAGGTAAATGTTCTCCTATTTTCTTTGACTATGCGCAATCATTCTCACTGACAACAGCTTCGTAACTGTGTCCTACACTCCCATCATGGTCGAAAGAATTTAGGATGACTTTACCTTTTCCTTTTTAGAACATTACTTAAATTAATATTTGAAACTACTGAAAACGGAAGGAGCTTAATTATGTTAGAAAACAAATTTCAATCCAAACTAATTCAGGAGATTAAGAAAGAGTTTCCTGGTTGTATGGTACTGAAGAATGACTCTTCATATTTGCAAGGAGTTCCTGATATCAGTGTGTTTCATAAAGATCACTGGGCAATGTTAGAAGTTAAGAAAAGTAAAAATGCGAAACGACAGCCTAACCAAGAATATTATGTTGATAAATTGAATGATATGTCCTATGCGACTTTTGTATATCCAGAAAACAAAGATGAAGTTATGGATGAACTTAGAAAGAGATTCAATGAATAAGGAGGAACGATTCAATGGTATTTGAAAAACATTCAGAGTTAAGAGGGAAACATGCTACTCTTGCTCCAAGTCAGCCACATTGGTTGCGATATTCTGAGGAGCAGCTGTATCAGAAATATGTGAGTGGTTATGCACAGAGTATGGGAACTTCATTACACGAGTTAGCGGAAACACTCATACGGAACAATTTGAAATTGAAGAAGAATGACGAGCTGGTTGTTCTGTCTCATTTATTGAATGACGGGATTCCACGTAATATTATCGACATGGATCGTATTTACGGAAATCTGCGTAACTATGTGAACGATGCCGTCGGTTTCAAATTGACACCGGAACAGATTTTATATTATTCACCGTATTGCTTTGGTACGGCAGATGCTATTTCTTTTAGAAATAACTTTTTAAGAATACATGATTATAAATCTGGAACACTTCCAGCAAAGATGGAGCAGTTGTTAGTATACGCTGCTCTTTTTTGTTTGGAGTATAAAGTAAAACCAGGAGAGATTGATGTAGAACTTCGCATCTATCAGAACGATGAGATTCTGCATCACGAACCTACTGCTGAAGATATTTTACCAGTAATGGATGCCATCGTTCAGAACAGTAGAATCCTAGAACGAATTCACGAGGAGGGTTAAACTATGAATCCAGTAGCAGAAGAGATCCTATCTTATTTAGGATACGCTGACACGCTAGAGCCACCAGAGGCTATTGATATTTCGGAATCAATGTTGCACTCCTCGAATCCGGTTGCTGACGATATCGCTTCTTATTTCGGTATGGCTGAGATGGTAGAAGAAGATTTATATTTGGAACATTACGGAATGCCACGCCGAAGCGGTAGGTATCCATATGGATCAGGAGAAAATCCTTTCCAACACGGACGTGATTTTCTTGGTCGTATTAAAGAGATGAAAGATTCTAACTTTACATGGACTGATCCGGAAACTGGTGAGACATTCACTGGCGAGAAAGCGATCTATAAATCTATGGGATTGACTTCAACTGAGTATCGTAGACAGGTAAGCTGGGCGAACTATGAGAAACGATTGATCGATGTAAAAACAGCTAAGAGTTTAAAAGAAGACGGGCTCGGCGCGACAGAGATTGGTAGAAAGATGGGTATTCCAGAATCTACAGTTCGATCTTTGTTGGACCCTAAATCTGAAGATCGTATGAATCAGGTTATGGAAACAGTAGATTTCTTACGTAAGCAGCTGGAAGAGAAAGGTATGATTGACGTAGGTGCTGGTGTCGAACAGGAATTGAATATTTCCAGAACACGATTAGACACGGCACTTGAATATTTGGAGAAAGCTGAAGGATGCCCAGTTTATGGTGGTGGTGTTCCTCAGCCTACAAATACAAACCAGCAGTCTAATCAGAAAGTATTATGTTTACCAGGAACAAAGAAAAGTGAGATCTATGATTATGACAGAGTTAAAACAATCGATGATTATACTTCTAATGATGATGGTCAGACGTATCATAAGAAGTTTACATATCCTGAAAGTCTTGATTCGAAACGTTTACAGATTCGTTATGCTGAGGATAAAGGGTTAGATGGAGCGCATGGTATCGACAAAGATGGAATCATTGAGTTAAGACCTGGTGTTCAAGATCTATCTTTAGGAGAGTCTCGTTATTCACAGGTTCGTATCATGGTTGATGGAACTCATTATCTAAAAGGTATGGCTGTATACGGAGATCCTAAATCATTTCCAGATGGTGTCGATGTTATCTTCAATACTAATAAAAAACAAGGTACTCCTCAGGGCGATGTACTTAAGAAAATTAAGTCCGATCCTGAGAATCCGTTTGGTTCATTGATCAAAGATGCGGATCAGGGAGGTCAATATTGGTATACAGATAAGAAGACTGGGAAACAGAAGCTTGGCCTTATTAACAAACGTGCTGATGAAGGCGACTGGACGGAATGGGCTAATGCATTACCGTCTCAGTTCTTGGGTAAACAGTCTATCACTATGGCAAAGAAACAGCTTGGCTTAGCGAAGGCTGATAAAGTTGCAGAGTTCGATGAGATCTCCAGTTTATCAAACCCAACGATCAAGAAGTATTTACTTGAGAAATTTGCGGATAATTGTGACTCAGCAGCTGTACATCTGAAGGCAGCAGCATTACCTGGACAGAAGTATCATGTTATTATTCCGGTTAACACCTTGAAAGATACAGAGATCTACGCACCTAACTATGATAATGGAACTAAGTTAGCATTGATTCGTTACCCGCACGGAGGAACATTTGAGATTCCAATCCTTACTGTTAACAACAAGAACAAGATCGGTAATGAGATCATTGGCAAGAAGAGTATCGATGCTGTTGGTATCAATCATAAGATAGCCGATCAGTTATCAGGTGCCGACTTCGATGGTGATACTGTTATGTGTATTCCTACGCATGACGCAGGCGGTAAGGTTAAGATCAAGAACAAACCACCATTAAAAGACTTGGAAGGATTCGATCCTAAAGTTAATTACGGTGGAACTAAGACTGTTGATTCAAAAGGTGTAGAACACTACACTCGTAATGGACATGAGTATCCAATCATGAAAGACACGCAGAAACAGATGGGCGTTATTTCAAATCTTATTACGGACATGACTCTTGCTGGGGCTTCTGATGCTAAGCTTGCACGAGCTGTTAAACATAGTATGGTTGTTATTGATGCGGAGAAACATAAGCTTGATTACAAAGCTAGTGAGGTCGATAACAATATTGCTGCATTAAAAGCTGAGTTTCAGAGAGGTACTGATAAGAATGGTAATCCTAAGTCAGGTGGAGCAAGCACAATCTTGTCTAGAGCTAAAGGAGAGCATACTGTTAATAAGAGACAGGGTAGTTATAAAACAAACCTGCCAGACAAAGAGTATTACGATCCAACCAAACCAGTAGGGGCAAAGCTTTGGAAACCTGCGGACGATCTATATTATCCAGACCGTAAGTACAATAAGAAGACCGGTATGGTGGAGATCAAGACTACTGACGGTAGTAAGGTGACCTATGATCCAAAGGATAAGGAGGCCTATAAAAAGTATAACCCCGTACCTGTTAAGAATAAAGAGACTGGTGTAGTAACCTATACCGATAGTACTGGGAAGATCTCCTATGTCACCAAGACACGTACCCAGAAGAGCACACGTATGGCTGAGACAGACGACGCCTACTCACTGGTATCTACTTCCCGCCACCCTATGGAGGTGGTATACGCGGACTATGCTAACGACATGAAGGCCATGGCTAACAAGGCTAGAGTAGAGGTGGCTAAGACTGGTAAGATAGCATACAATGCGGAGGCTAAGAATAAGTACCAGGCGGAGGTGAAGTCCCTTGACAATAAATTAACTGATGCTCAGAAGAACAGACCTAAGGAGAGGGAGGCTCTTCGACGAGCTAACGTTGAGATCCAGGCTAAGATTAAGGCTAACCCTGACGCTAAGAAGGAAGACATTAAGAAGTGGAAACAACAGGCGGTATCCAAGTATCGTGCTGAGGTAGGGTCTGTTAAGAGAAGTGACCGCAACATTAACATTACTGATAAAGAATGGGAAGCTATTCAAGCAGGAGCTATCAGTGAGACGAAGTTGAAAGACATTCTTAATAATACAGACATCGATAAGCTTAGAGAAAGAGCAACACCGAAGCTTACAACAGCACCAAGCTCTGCGCAGATTGCTAGAATCAAAGCTATGTCTGCATCAAACTATACATTAGCTGAGATTGCTAAGAAGACTGGCTTCTCAACTTCAACTGTATCTAAGTATCTTAAAGGGAAAGGAGTGAACTAGTATGAACGAACACATCATTGAAACTGATTACAGATTAACAACGTTTGACAATCCTTTCGATCCGTTCGACGACTTCACTTCTTGGTTTATGTTTGATGTTGAGAAAGGTTACAATACTTGTGGTTACTTAGATCGAATAGCAAACGTTACAGAAGACATGTCACAAAAGGAAGCAAACAAAGAGATTGAAAGAGCAATCGATGAAATCATTGAGTTCAATCCTTTAAACATTTACAAGAAAGTTGAAAGAAAAGTTGAAGTTCAAGTTTAAATGTTGATTGAAAGCTTCTTTGAAACTGTTTGTTAGTTAATTGTTGATAAATGATTGATTAATTAAACAAAAAATAATAAATTTTGATCAAATTTTGTTGAAAAGTGAGGAAAATATGGAATATAAGACTGACTATGGGGTGCAAAAATAAATTTAGAGGGCGGGGGTCTATTCAAAAATGCACCCCCTCCCTGCATCGCGGCCGTCTTCAAGAATTCTCCCCGGGGAGTTTTTGAGAAAACAGATCGATATTTTTAGATTGACTAAGGAGGTAAGTCAGTGGAAGAGTGGAGAGAAGTTATAGATAATCCTAACTATCAGGTGTCAAATACAGGACGTGTTCGGCGGAATGGGCACAATAAAGATAAAGCTGTTAGAGTGGCCAATGACGGATATTTAAAAACAGATCTTTACATGGACAGTAAGCGAAAAACCAAACGTATCAATCGTATTGTAGCGCAGGCTTTTATCCCTAATCCAGAAAATAAGCCAGAAGTTAATCATAAGGACGGCAATAAACTCAATAACAATGTTTCAAATTTGGAATGGAATACCAAACCAGAAAACGTGAAGCATGCTTGGGAGAACGGTTTAGCAAAACCATCACACGGAATGCTTGGTAAGAAGAATCCAAACGGAGGGCGTAAAGGTATACCGTTTCGAATTGTTGAAACCGGAGAAGTCTTTAAGACTTTGGCGGAATGTGCAAACATTATTGGCGGTTCAGATACACGTATTAGCGATTGTCTGCACAGTAAGCAGAAAACATATAAAGATTACCACTTCGAATATTTAAACTAAGGGGGGTGTTGCTATGGCAGAAATAAGTGGGAAAGGAATACCCACAACAAAAACAGCAGCTGCTGTAGGTGATTTCTATACAGACTCAGACTCTGGAACCAGGTATAAATGTGACTTGGCCTATATATCAAAAGACGATAATGGTAAAAGATGTCGTCTACTATAAGTGGTCTAAGGTTAGAAGTAGTTCATCCGGCGGTGGAACAACTGATTACAATGATCTGACGAACAAACCAAAGATTAACGGTGTGGATCTTACCGGTAATAAATCTACATCTGACCTAAAACTCGTAGGCGAGGATACCGTCAACAATAAAGTGTCGAGTATAAAATCTTATATTGATTCTATTGTTGGAACTTTTGACCTGAGCTGGACCGATAATAAGTATATATCCAAAGACGATGGCTCAGTTAACGATGAAGCTGGATCATCATGCAGTGATTTCATTGAAGTTATTCCTGGGACAAAACTTATCATCTCGAATACAATGACAACAGATAATGAGCGGAATGTATTTTATGATTCTAGCAAAACATTCGTATCAAGCTTTTCAAATGCTACGGGAGTTATAACAGTACCAGAGAATGCTAAATACTTCAGGTTGTCAAAACACACCACAGCCGCATTGACAGTGACATCGGAAATTCCGAATCCGTTAACTCACGAAGTTATGCTCACCAAGTCCAAATACGATGCACTCACGACAAAAGATCCACTAACAACTTATTACATTACGGAGGATTAAGCCATGGCTATTTATCGTAATGGAAAGAAGATGAAGGAGATCTATCGTGGCGAAACAAAGATCGACAAAGTGTATCGAGGAAGTAATCTAATAGCGGATTACATCGAGCGCATTATTTCAACTGGAACAAATGTGAAATTACTCACAAGCACCGGTAAGAAACTTGAAAACTTATTTGATGAGTTTAAATTCTATGGCTGGAGTAAACAAGCATCTGCTCCTTCAGTAAATAGTCCTCAAGAGATTGTGTCATCTGGCATGGGCGGTACAATTAATATAATTGAACGAGGAAATAATATTCTGCCAAGAGGAGATTTGATGTATTATCGCGAAGCTTACATGACCGACATCATTCCGTGGTCAGGTGATACAAGTATGACACTAAGCGGTACTGTTTTCACAAACAACGATGAAGGAGAATACCACGTATTTGTTGATTATTTGGACGCTGATCAGAAGTATCTCGGTACCAATGGGTGTTCAGACAAATGCGGTAAAACACCTACAAGATTTGAGCAAGTATTTGATGGGTCTTATGCCGGCGAGAATAGTACTCATCTCGATCTTAAGAACGACGTAAAGTATATACAATTGTATTTCTTCATTTACAACAATACGGCTAATGAAGTTTCATACAACAAGCTTATGCTGAACGTTGGGAATACAGCGCTTCCTTATGAAGTATATCAGGGATGTCAGTTGCTAACTTTACAGACTCCAAACGGTCTTCCAGGAATTCCAGTATCGTCTGGTGGAAACTATACTGACTCAGCTGGACAGCGGTGGATCGCAGATTACATCGATCTTACTAGAGGGAAGTATGTTCAGAGAGTATGGCAAAAGACATTTGATGGTAGTGATGACGAGAAGTGGACTCGATATGATTCTGACGAAGGCTACGAGGGCTTTGCTATAATAACGTTACCTGAGTCTATGAAAGCTAGAGTTGGACTTTGCAATAAATTTTCAATTCAAACCGATTGGAATAATGAGGTAGAGGGTGTGTGGTTTGGTTCACCTGCTAGCGCTAATACGACGTTGTATTGTAAAAGCTCTAGCTTCTATGATAACACACTCGACGATAAAGGGCTGGCTAACTTTAAAGCTAATCTCGCAGAACATCCGATGAATCTTATGACTTATCTGGACGAACCAATCGAGAGAGACTTGACAACAGAAGAGATAGCAGCGTATAAAGAGCTCATTACGTACAATAATGCAGAGACTCGTATCGCTACGAATCAAAATGTAACAATGTCTGCTAAGTATCCGAAGAGATACAGTACGACCATATAAAAGACAAATAGACTCACTCTTCCAATAAAACGGAGGGGTGGGTCTTTTAAGTTAATCACAACATTTAACAGAATCTATAAGGCGCATTCCACCATGGTGTTAGTACTCATGCTTTCGAATCCTTTCTCATGAGTAAACATAGCTGCACCATGTCTTATAGGTTCTATTAAGTGCTGTAAAAGTATCTGAAAACATTATTGAAACTATTAAAGAGGAGGCAGTAACTATGGCGAAAGGTAGTATAAAGTCGTCAAAAGGCGGTCAAAAGATGCGATCAGCTATCGATCCGGAAAACCGAGAGAATCAAATGATTGCTTTGGCCGTGAACTTAGCTGAGCAGCAGTTACGAGATGGTACTGCATCTTCTCAGGTTATTACACACTTTCTTAAACTTGGCACTACGAAGGCTGAGTTGGAGAAAGAGAAACTAAGACGAGAGAACGAAGTATTGTCAGCGAAGGCGAAGGCTTATCAGTCGGGTGAAGAAATGAAAGAACTATATGAGAATGCAATTAAGGCGATGCGAGATTATGGAGGGATGGGTGATCCAGATGACTATGACGAATATTAAATGTTATTCCAAACTGATCCAGATTCCAACATTTATCGGGCGATATCGCTATTTGAAACTTAACGGTCAGGTTGGTAATGAGACGTTCGGCTACGATCGATATTTGAATCAGATTCTTTATCACTCACCGGAATGGAAGCGCTTTCGTAGAGACATTATTCTGCGGGATAACGGATGCGACTTAGCTTGTGAAGGATATGAACTTGTCGGTAAGATTCTAATTCATCATATTAATCCGATTAAAGTAAAAGATATCGAACTCAGAGATCCGAAAGTCTTTGATCCGGAGAATGTTATCTCTACAGGCTTGAATACTCACAATGCAATTCACTACGGTGATGAAGGCTTGCTGATTATAGAACCTCTCGTACGAACACCAAACGATACTTGTCCTTGGAAAAGAGCATAGGACGGAAAGGAGAAAGCACATGGATAATAGTATTCTTAACACTGTAAAAAAAGCTGTTGGTCTTATGCCGGAGTACGACGCATTCGACGATACACTTATTATGCATATCAATTCTGTCTTTATGATCTTATCCCAGGTAGGTGTCGGTCCGACAAAAGGTTTTCGAATTGAAGACGCATCTGCCGAATGGGGCGACTTCCTTTCCGAAGATTACGAGAATTATGAATCTGTAAAATCCTATATCTGTATGAAAGTACGACTTCTCTTCGATCCTCCGTCTAGCTCAACTCATATGCAGGCTATCAAAGATCTGGTCAGTGAGTTGGAGTGGCGACTGAACATCGAAGCAGAAGAATCAAAATGATTTAGGAAGGAGGCAAATGAGAATGTATTCAAACGAACTTTATCACCACGGCACTAAAGGTATGAAGTGGGGTGTTAGGAGGTATCAGAACGCTGACGGAAGCTTGACGAGTAAAGGAAAAGCAAGATACGCCAGAGATGCCAGAGAAAAAGAATTTAACAAATATGACGAGTCTAGTGGTAAGTACTACAAGCAATCTAAAAAGAATGGAAGAACTGATCTGGAAGCCGATGCGAAACGTTATGCAAAAGAAGATACAGAGAGAACAAAACGGTTGGTAGATTCTGGGCGTAATCTTTCGAATGATTTAAAACGAAGCGTCGATACTTCATCGAGAAATCGTAAGGTTTCAAAAATGGATCTTTCTAATATGACGGATCAGGAAATGCGCAATCAGATCAACCGTGCTATGTTAGAGCGGCAGTATAACGATATGTTTAATCCACAGAAGGAATCGAGGGGTATGGAATACGCTAGTCGTACTCTGGAAACTGCAGGTAATGTACTTGCTGTAACCAGTTCCGCGTTAGGTATTGCTTTGGCTATCAAAGAGCTTAAGGGGTGATATGAGATGTACAATAAAGAACTTTATCACCATGGAATCAAAGGTCAGAAATGGGGAGTCAGGCGCTATCAATTTGCGGATGGATCAGTTACGCCAGCCGGAGCAAAACGGTATTATGTAAAACAAAGCAGCAGTACCGTAAAGCGAACCGCCTCTTTAGCAAGCATGAAAGTGAAAGAGCTTACGAACACTGCGAGAACTCAGATCACTGGAAAACAGTACGTCGACACATATCTTAAGAAAGGGACTACTTTCTCACGAATTCAGACTAGTAAAGATTTTGAGAACTTTGCATTCTACGCTACTTATAAGAAAGCAGATTCAGATAAGTATATGGGATTGTTTGGTAAGAATCTCACAAGTCGTGCGAATGCTGCTGCGAAACAGGCAGAGAAACAAGCCAATGCTTCTGGTAGCGAGGCTGATGCAGCTAAGGCGAAAGAGTTGCGTACTATCAGTGATAATATGAAAGTTTATCAATTGAAGATAAGCGCTACTAATAAGCTCAGAGTTCCTTCGGACGAGAATGCAGGTCATATCACTGCAAACTTGTTAAAAGATAAAGAATTTAAGAAGAATGTAGAAGCTTCCATAGCCGATTCAAAAGAGAAGATGAGACGTGGACAGCAACAACTCTTATTTAAACAGGCTCAAAACGCTTTAAACAAAGATCCTTCTAGAATGACAAAATCTGAGAAGGTGGCCGTCTATAAAGCACTGAATCTTTCACTTACGAATCACAATGATTACGAAGTGGCTGCTCAGAATCGATTCTATTCGGAGTTGAAGAAGAAAGGCTATAACGCATTACTTGATTATAACGATAAGGAATACTCGAGTTATCATGCAAAACGACCAATGATTGTGTTCGACATCAATTCCGTAAAGCTTCAATCTGTAGCAGAAACAAATCCGAAAGTCGTTGATCATATGTACAAGAAGTACAACAGTGAACGAATTGCGAAAGAATCAATTGCGAGCACATTAGGACTTGTTGGTAAAATGGGCCATAAAACCGTATCTGAGTGTAATTCCTATATGGAACGTAAAATGAAAGATTATTTGAGTTAGGTGGGTGATGATTATACCGATACAGCCAAAGAATATCTTCGAGAGGCTTATGGTATAGTCGCATAAGTAATAATTACCCCCCCATTTAAGCAGGGGTGAGAGGAGGAAATAATGAGTGAATATGTAATAACAAGAGTCGACAATCCAGACGAACTTTATCATCATGGTGTGAAAGGTATGAAGTGGGGTAAGCGCAAGTCCAGTTATAGTTCAACAGGAGTTAGATCAGCACTTGCTCGTAGATCAAATGAAAAAGTTGATGCTGGTTTTAAGAACTGGGGTGAAAATTCTAAGAAGAAAGCCAATGCTATAGAGCTTGGAAAGAAAGCGAATGTGTCTAAACGTGCTTATGAGAGTAATAAGTCAGATAAGGCTTTAAAATCTCAATATAAGCAGGATGCGAAAGCATATAAGAAAGCTCTCAAGGGGAATACGACATATCGAAAAGGTCAGATTAAGAAAGAAGTTGGGTCAGACCTTTCGCGTAAATATCTTAGTGATGCTAAGAAAGTAAAGAAACAGTTGGACGTAGATCCGACAAATAAACAACTTCAGAAACAATATAACAAATTAATGAGTAAACATGACATCCAAAGAGCCAATGCAAGACGTGCTCCAGAAGTGGCTGCTAAACGTTCCAAAAAGAAAGCAGCTCTTAAACGTGGTATGACAATGACTGTAAAATCAGCAGCAACTACGGCAGCTGTAGCTGGTGGTATGTATGCGGCTAATAAGTATTTGACGAACCGTCAGGTAACATTAAATGGTAATTCGGTACAATTTAGTTCTCAGAACGTTAGTGATATCATGGATGCTGCTAAAAAGGTTAAAAACTTCATGGGTTATATGTATTAAAAGCAAAAGTAGGTGATAAAACATGGCATTATCAAACACAGCCGTCCCGCGCTATTACGGTAAATTCAGAGATGCCGTGATTAGTGGCGAGATTCCGGTCTGTGAAGAAGTATCCCTTGAAATGAATCGAATAGATGATTTAATCGCAAACCCTGGCATTTGGTATGACGACCAAGCTGTCGAGGGTTTTATTCATTATTGCGAGAATGAGTTAACTCTGACAGATGGTGAAGATCTTCATTTATTGGATTCATTTAAACTATGGGCAGAAGAAATCTTCGGATGGTACTACTTTGTCGAACGAAGCATTTACGATCCAGAAGAGGGCCATTACGTCAAGAAAACAATCAAGAAACGACTGATTAACAAACAGTATCTGATTGTAGCCAGAGGAGCCGCGAAGTCCATGTATGCTGCTTGTATTCAAAGCTATTTCTTGAACGTAGACACGACTACGACCCACCAAGTCACTACAGCCCCTACGATGAAACAGTCTGAAGAGGTATTATCACCAATCCGAACTGCTATCACGAGAGCACGAGGTCCACTATTCCAGTTCTTAACGGAAGGCTCATTACAGAACACGACAGGTTCCAGAGCTAACAGACAGAAACTGGCAAGCACCAAGAAGGGTATTGAGAACTTCTTAACTGGTTCGTTACTTGAGATCAGACCTATGAGTATTGATAAGCTCCAAGGTTTGAACAGTCGAATTAATACTGTGGATGAGTGGCTTTCCGGAGATGTTCGTGAAGATGTTATTGGTGCATTAGAACAGGGTGCTTCCAAGAATGATGACTATCTAATTGTAGCTATCAGTTCAGAAGGTACAGTCCGAAACGGTAGTGGTGACACAATCAAAATGGAGTTAGCTAAGATTCTCAAGAACGAGTATCGAAATCCGCATGTATCAATCTGGTGGTACAAGCTTGATTCTATTGATGAAGTCGGAAGACCAGAGCTTTGGTTGAAGGCGAATCCAAACCTGGATAAGACAGTCACCTACGAAACTTATCAGCAGGACGTAGATAGAGCAGAACAAGCCCCAGCAGCTAAGAACGATATTCTGGCAAAGAGATTTGGCATTCCTCTTGAAGGTTATACATACTACTTCACATATGAAGAAACTTTACCTCATAGGAGGAGAGACTTCTGGCAGATGCCTTGTGCTTTAGGAGCGGATTTATCTCAGGGTGATGACTTCTGCTCATTTAGTTTCCTATTTCCGCTACGAGACGGATCGTTTGGCATTAAGACTCGAAACTATATTTCTTCATTAACTCTAAAGAAATTACCAGCAGCTATGCGAACTAAATATGATGAGTTTATGAAAGAAGGCAGTCTGATTATTCTGGAAGGAACTGTCTTAGATATGATGCAAGTTTACGATGATTTAGATCAGCATATTATTGACAGTGCTTATGACGTAAGATGTTTTGGATTTGACCCGTATGGTGCTAAAGAGTTTATGGCTAGATGGGAATTGGAAAATGGACCTTATGGGATTGAGAAAGTGCCGCAGGGTGCTAAGACAGAATCTATTCCATTAGGTGAATTAAAGAAACTGTCCGAAGAGCGAATGCTAATCTTTGATGAAGAGATTATGACATTTGCGATGGGTAACTGTATTACTTTAGAGGACAGTAATGGTAACAGGAAACTTTATAAACGTAAACGTGAGCACAAAATCGATTGCGTTGCTGCATTAATGGATGCTTATGTTGCGTGGAAACTGAATAAAGATGCTTTTGAATAAGCAAAATTACCCACCCCCATTTGAACGGGGCGAGAGGAGGAAATAATGAGTGAATATGTAATAACAAGAGTCGACAATCCAGACGAACTTTATCATCATGGTGTGAAAGGTATGAAGTGGGG